ACGCGAAACCCCGAATTTCCTTGCGTGCCGTTTGGCATACGCACCACGATTACCGCGCTTTAAACGTGCGGGGTAACCCGCGCAAGTAGGGGGAGGCTTTTTTATCGTAAATTTTGTGAAATTTTTGTAGCGTATACCTTCACCCCCCGCGCGAATACTGGATTTACTAACCCCCGGGGGGGGTCAATTACCAGGGGGGGTATTATATTTGCGGGATGAAGAAGTTAATATATATGGCGTTATGTATGGTAGGTACAAGCGTTAGTGGCCAGGTTTTACGGGATTCTGTAATGGTACGGGGGTCTATTTTCAGTGCGGTGTATTCGGAGGTATTACAGCAGCCGAAGCGGGTATGGTATGTGGTGCAGTGTCCAACGGGGAGTTATCCTAGGGCGGGGATGGATTTTTACGGGTGTGATAGTATTAAGGCGAGTGATGGCAAGGATTACGAGGCGAATGTGTGGGACAAGGGTCATTGTGCTCCTGCTGCTGACTTTAATTGTGACAGGGCGAGGTTGTGGGCTACGTTTAGTTATTTGAATTGTGTATTGCAGCACGAGAGGCTAAACAGGGGGGCATGGCGGTTGTTGGAGGTACGTGAGCGTGAGTTGGCAAAGACTGTACGGGTGGAGGTAGAGATCAGGATGGTGTACAGTAAGGGGAGTTTAAGGTTGCCTACGGGGGCTACTGTTCCAGATGGGTTTTGGAAGGAGATTAAGTATTCTGGGAACAGTGAGTTGTATTATTTTAGGAATGAGGATCCAAAGACTACGGATTTTCGTAAGTTTTTGGTCCAGTAGGGGGATATTCTGTTTAACTTCTAGGGGTCATTTCTTAAACAAAGTGGCCCTAAAAGTTAAACAAAAGTGTCATTGTCTCAAAAATCCCCGGGGTGAGACAAAAAAAAGTTAAACAAAAGTGTAATTACTCAAATACGTCAATTTGATCTACGAAGATTGGGGTTTGTTCGCCCACGTAGGTATTCCAGGTATTGTATTCTAGGAATTCTATGGCATCTTCTGGTGTCATATCTTCGTCGATGAGGATTTGGATCATTTGTTGTTTGGAGTAGACGACTCTTAATGAGAGGGTATCTAATCCTAGGATGGCGTCATCGAATCCATCAGCGAATAGAAGGGAGTCATCGGGGACGAATAGTAGCAGTTGTTCTCGTTTGGTCATAAAATTAAAGCAGGTAACGTAAGTAACGTAGTTAACGCAGTTATAAAAGTTGTTCGGTTGATACAAGGTAAAAGTTAAAGTGAAAGAAACCTTCTTTGTATAGGGTTTCAAAGCATTGGTAGGCAGATTTGTCTATTTTTATGGATGCGGGTGAGTGATCTGAAAGGGGGTTAGAGGTTTTAAGTAGGGAGTGAATGGGGTGAGCGATGAGGTTAATCCCGTAGAGTTTGGGAGAGTCTCTATCCGAGTAGACGTTATAATCACCGGGGGCGGGGTATGAACGTACTGGCTCCATTTGTTGACCGTATACGAAGTTGTATTTTTTAAGCAGACGGTATTTATAGCATCCGGGGGTCATTAGTCTGGTGGGGTGTGCAGAGGTAGCACATTGGAATTGGTGGTAGACTCTTTCGGTTCCGTTGATAGTTGGGATTAATATGGTGTCGTTCATCCCAGGTAAGGTACTATTGCGGATGGCTATAATGTCCGTAAACTGTGGCAGGGTCTGATACGTAGTGTAGATGAAGTCAGAGAGTTTCTGGTATAGTGACATAATGAGTTCGATAGAGTTTTTGTTTGGTTCGTTTGTAAAGGGAGCAAAAAGCAGTTCCGTTTAGTCCGAGTCTTCTTCCTGCTCTTGCGTAGGAATAGCCAAGTTCGTCTTTTAGGATGAGGCTGGCATACTGCCTAGGACTGAGACCCCCCAAATCCAGAATTAGATCAAGGGTAAGTTCATTCTCCATAGATGACGTTATTGCGAAGAGCGCGCGTGCCACGGGCATCAGTCTTCCAAAGAATCTTTCCTTTGGTTCCGAAATCCAAGGCTTCGTGTTCCTTCATGTAGTTTTTAATCTGATTGGAATACTCGCGGGCAATAGTCTCTTGAGTTTTTATTTCTTCTTGAGCCTTCTTATGATTAATGGCTAACTCCAGTAACTCTGGTGTTCCCTGCAAAGTTTTCATTTCTGAATCCGCATAACGCTTATTCAAAAACGATTCAAAGGCTTGGGTGCCATCAGGTTCGGGTTCATACAAGTGAACATTCTCAATGTCGGCACGCGCCGCTTCTACCCTGTCAGTAAAGTCCTGAACAGCCGATAAGATTTCAGTGACAATGGCTTCGTTGCGTTCCACAGGAAGCACCGTCAGTTTTCTGCCGTCTTCTAATAGCACGATCTCCCCGTAAGAAGTTTCGAGCCCTATCATATAGGTGGTTAACTGAATAATGTAAGAAGGCGGAATCCCACCCTCCCACTGCTTCGATGAAAAGCCACTGATTGTTTTGATTTCCAAAACCCCGTGGATATTCTTGGTCACTAGGTTTCCGTTGTAGATGATACGCTCAGTATCGCTCTTGGTGATTATGCGGTCTGGTGAAAAGAATAAGTTAGGGTAGTCCGCGTTTAATATGTAACCGGGGACAGCCTTGCAAAACCTTTTCTTTGAGTCAAAGTTAAAGTTGTCAATGACTGACTCGGCACTATCGTCGTAATACTGCCACATGTTGGCTACGAAATCCTCTAAGCGCGATCCGTAAAACATCGCTAAGTTCTCGTCTTGCTTCAATGGTATGAAACCTAACTTCTGGTAGAAGAGTTCTATCTTGCTTTTGTAAGGATTTAATCCTAGCAAAGTTCCTACTTCTGAGGCCCCAACCCCGCGAAGGCGAAAGTTCAACCAACCCTCGTAGTCGGTTTCTTTCTCTATGTTGACTATTTTGAATTTTTCGTTGGACATACTACCCAAGTATATAAGTGTTCCGCAATTTCTATGATTTTTTTGGCTGTGGCCTCAGCACTTTCTCCCGATTTACCAACATAGGCCGATGCCGCCGCCTTCAAACAAGATTGCTTAATGATTTTAGCATCCTTGTCATACGCATGCTGCATATGCTCAAATACAGGGGCAGACTTTTCTTTGTCTGGCCCCGTAATTTGTTTTGCAATAGTGTTGGCTAATTTTTTATTAGCGATGTCCATCTTACCAAGGTAAATCGTTTTCTTCTTCCTCTACTTCCTCAGATGCTACTTCAGTAACAGCAGGGGTAGAATACATAGAAGCCGTTGGTTTTGGTTGAGAATCCTGCGCTACAGCAGGATGTGGCAAACGCTTTTTGGTCTGAGTCAACAAATTCATAAAGAATTCTAACTCCTCATCGCGATCGATGTCCACGATGTCACCCTTCTTATTCTTTGAAATAATAATGTCGGGCTTTCCGTTTGGATTGTCCTTGGTGAAAAAGAATTTACAAGGCGCATTGTTGTTTACAACGATCAACGAAGATTTCTTTACTCCGTTTTCCTCTTTGATACGAGGGATAAAACGTACTGGGTAATTGAAATCAATGTTCGGCAATACACTACAGAACATTCTAAAGTAAGATGAATTGGTGTCGATCTTCAAAACGTAACTCTCACCTTGATCCACTAAGTGAATCTGAAGAATCAATTTGGTTTTGCCGACTACCTCTTCCTCACGAGTAGAAAAGTTCGTTACAGTGCCTTCAATAAAATCATAAATAAAGTAGTACTTGGTGTCTCCGTTCTTGTTCTGAATCGGGGTAGTACCCATTTCGTTTGTTTTCGAATAGCGGTAAATCTTACCGTTTCGCATGTCAACATAAGTTGCCGTAGTGTTGTTTCCTAATCCCATTATATAAAATTTTAAATGTTTCTAATTTTAACGTATACAAATATAACTAATAGAAGGCTAATAAAAAAGCCCCAAAGTCAGTTCTTACGGTATGAAATTGGGGACATTTTGAAGTCAGGACAGGATTCGAACCTGTAATTAATCTGTTTCGTTAGTGCTTTGCAGAATAACTATTCTGATTAATCCCCACCTTTCGGCTGTTATCTGGGTAGCGTCTACCATTCCGCCACCTGACTAAATAAAAAGCCCCCAACAGTCACTGGGGGCATTTCCGTTTTGCATCCTTGGACATTTAACGACTGCTCAGCAAAGATAAAAAATAGTTTCGATTTGGCAATGCGTTTCATTATTTTTGTCTAAAGTATGATTGCCACGTATAGAAAAAAGCTAACTCCCGAAGTACTTGAAAAAGTTGTTAACGACATCGAAAGCAAGGGATACCCCAAGCCAATCGAAGACATCAAAATCCGAGATATCACTTTTTCTTATTATAGTGATACCGCTGATAAGTATCGTCTTGGCCCTGCTATTAGATTTACTCGCAACTTGGAATATCTAATGAATCAAAGAGACTTCAAATTTGTGGACCTAGGTAAAGAAGTGGAAAAGAAAACAGGTATTCCCTATGTGTTGTTTTTTTCTAGCGAATGTCTGAACCCCGACCGATACGCACTCAACACCCTATTTCAGTACACAGTCATCATTGGCTTCACTTTTAATATCTGCCCCTGGGATCTTCTTCAACACGATATCGAATATCTCAAGCAAAAAAATATGCTTAGTGTGTTTTGATATTTCAAATTTTACTTTAGATTTGTAACCCCCTAACTGGACGGGATGATCTACAGTGGCGGTTAGGGTAGTAGTGTTACCACGGGATTTCGGCAAAGCACAGCGATGGCACTAAGGAATGAGTCGCAGGACCGAACAGGGGGTGCAACCCTTGACAGTTGATTCCAAGTTGATGAACTTGCATGTTTTCATCAACCACGGAAGAGGGTGTACGAGAAAGTGTACAACTTCAGTGGGTGATCTCTGACGACAAGTCAGGATAACTCACTGCACTCTAGGGTACCAAGAAAATGATGTAATCGTAGTATTAGATTACCTTAACTAGTAATAGGATAAAAGTATTCTTTTATCCTTAAACTCATTTTTAAAAAATTATTCTCCTTATACAATCTAGTTTATTTTACTATATTTGTATAAATGTTGGCTCTAAGAGAACAACCCAATCAGTTTATTCCCGAAAACCAGAAAGATCAAAAATGGTTTTTAGGCAATTTGCGTTATATCGCAGAGAAGTACAATACACAACAAAATCAATTAGGGTATCGTCACGTCAACACTCTTCAAAAACCAATCGAAGAGATGATTCGTATGTTTACTTACTACCTAGGTAAACAAGAAAACAAAGATTACTACTACACCAACCAAGACGAAAACAACTGCGACTTACCAACTGTTTGGATTAATGGACAGAAGTTGACTTCTATGATTGACTTCATGATTGGTAACGCAATCAAAATGATTGAGAACATTGAACCTTCAGTTCGTGGCACCTCTCAAGCGATTGTTTCTCGTAAGTCCAAAAAGTTGGAATACGCTTTGATGAAGTTGGAACTCCAGGAACTTGTAGAAATCATGAGTGCCAAAGGAGTTGAATTCAACCCTGTTGGCATGGAGACGTTTCAAAACAAAGAAGAATTGTTTCGTCACATGAAATACGACTACAAAGAACAGGCTGAAGTAGTTGCTCAAAGATTGGCTGAAGATATCCTTCACCGTAACCACTACATTGAAAAGTACAAACAGTCTTTTCTTTATTTGTTGCTTGGTGGAGTTTGCGGTATTGAAAATACAATCCAGAATGGAAAGCAAAAGAAAGACGTTATCCTACCTTACAATTTGATTTGGGATAACTCAGTAGATGATGATTTCAATACCAAGGCTCATTTTGTAGGAAAGATTGAATGGAAAACCCCTGGTGAAATCCTTTCGAATCCTACTTATATGGAGACTCTGACCCCCGAGGAGGTAGATGAGATTCGCCAAATGACGCACCAAAACATCGATAAGATGTTGGGCGAAGAATACATCACCAGCACTAAGTTGAGATGGTGGTATAATTATTCGGGCGTGCCAAAGATCGCGTGTATCACCGGGTATTGGATTGGATATAAAGAATTACGTTACGAAAAAACCAAAGACCAGTTCGGAAACGAGCACTTTGCAAAAATTCGTACCAAACACAATTCTAAATATTGGACCAAAACAGTTTACAAAGGCACCATTATCGCCAACAAATACGTGGTTGAATACGGTGAACAAACCAATATTGTAAGAAAATCAGATGAAATGGCTGAAGTTCAACTTCCCATTTCTGTGTTTCTTCCCAATATGGTGATGGGTGAGACTCGTTCTATCGCGTCTCGTCTTCACAAACACCAGGATCGTATTGATTTCTTGAATAACGAGATCACCAAAATGATCACCCGTGCCAAGGGTAAAGTGTTTATCATGAACAAACACAAGTTGGGTAGTGCTACTTCGCAAGAAGTCCTTAACGATTTTACTCGTATGGGCATTCACATCACCGATGGCAACGCAACCGGGGAAGATTTTAACCAAAGCGACTACAACAAAGTAGTAGAAATTGTTGATATGACACTCGATCCCAACGTACAAATGATTATGGCTCTTCGTCAAGAGGAAGAAAGAATCATGGAAGAGATTGTCAACGTACCAAAAGTAGCCATGGGACAACAGCAAGGTTACTTAGGTGCCAAAACTCAAGCAGGTTCTATTGCCCAATCTAACTTGGGTACTGCTTATTTATACCAAGGCTTTATTCAGTTCATCGAAAAAGACTTACAGTTTGCCTTAAACCAATATAAAATTTCCCTTTTGACTAACAACGACCCCGAAATCGGTGTGTTGGGCGACAGAGAAATGGAATTTATCAAGGTAACCGACAATTTTAAGTTTGAAGATTTTGGCGTGTATATCAAAATCAAAGACTTTGTTGACGAACAGGCTCGCGAAAGATTGCTTGCCATTGCTCAAGCGGCCATGCAGAATCAGATGATTGACATGCGTGACTACATCAAAATCGAAACTTCCAAAACTTACACCGAACTTCTTAACGAGTTGGAATATGCTCTCGAGAAAAAAGATCGCGAAAAGAAAGAAGCAGAAGCAAAAGCACAAATTATGCAGGCGGCTATGCAAGAGGCACAAATGGCTCAGCAGCAAAAAGCCGTTGAAACTGCACAACAAGGAAATAATTATCGCCAAGAATTAAAAACGGCTTCTGATTTAGTCAAGGCTAATCCTGATACTCAAGACGCGGCTGCTATGGAACCGACTGCGCCTCAACAAGGCGGTGAAGTACCTCCAGGTCAACCGATCGAAGAAACTGGGGCGGTGCCAGCATTATAAACTAACAACTTACACAAATAAAAATTAAATTTGCAAAATATGTCTCAATACGAAGAAATTGAAAAACAATTAAAAGAAGCAGAATTAAAAGAAACTGCTGAAGGAAATTTAAACTCAAAAGATAATGGAACAAAAGCCAATCAAAAAGAAACCGGCACCGAAGAAGGTTCAACCAAAGCCGGAGAAGAAAGTAACGCAGGTAACTCAGGAAACGCAGGAAACACCGCAGCCGCCTCAGCAGGAAACCCCGCAACTGGATCAGATCAACCAGAAGGTGGATCAAGCACAGGCAGTGATAGCGGATCAAGTGAAGCAGCTGAATCAGATGAAAAGCCTTGGTACGAGTCTGATGGACAAGATCAAAGCGTTCCTCAAGCAGCTACCGTTTTAACGCCTGCCGCAGAAGAGGAAGATGAAGAGATTCGTCTTTTCAAAGAATATAAAAAGAGCGGTAAGACTCTTAAAGAATTCGTAAAAGAATTTGATCTTACAGATTACAACGCATTGAGCGATGCGGAGATTATTCAAAAAGGCTTAAAGGAATTGGAAAATTTCGAAGGCGATGAATATGAAGCCGCTGTCGAGGAAGTCGCTCAAATGAGTTTGTTTCAAAAGAAAAAATTGATTCAAGAGTATAGATCGGCGTTTGTTGCTCAAAATGAAGAGAAGTTGAAACAACTTTCTTCAGTACCAGAAAAACAACAGGCCCAAACTACTGTAGTCGCGAATCGTTTTGAGACTGAAATTGAATCATTTGCTAAAGCAATTTCGGGAAAAGAATTGTATGGTTTGAAGGTGACGGACGAAATGTCCACTAAAATCAAAGATTACTTGACCAAGGAAATTAACTTTAATCGCAAAGATGGTTCTTTGGATGTTGAATTGCTCGCCGATTTTGCTATGTGGCGTTTATACGGTAAAGATATCGTACGAACCAACGTAACAAAGGCGAAAAATGATGGGCGGAAAGAAATGTTGATCGCAACAACAAATCCGTCTACAGGATCTGGACCATCTAACCTCAGTAACTCGTTTGCGAGTAACGGAGCGGCAGATGCGTTCGGTGACTACCTAAATGCGAAAAAACGATAAAAAAAGAAAACAATGGCAAGTCCAGTTACTAACCTCGATTTAAACCAATCGCTCCTCCTTAGGGGGTTGAGCCTGCCAAACAAAATGGCCATGGTTTATGCCCAAGATTATGGGTACAATGTTTTGACTCAGTTGACTTCTAAGTTGGCATCTTCAATTTCAAGCCCTCAGCCTAAAATTGAAATCAGTGCTCTTGGAAACCTTTCTGTTTATTCTCGTGTAAGTGCTGTTGCTAACGCAACTGGCTACGCTACTGGCGAAGCCTTGGCAGTTACTGTAGATGATGGTTCTAACTTCCGTATCGGTGATATCATCGCTGATGCCAACATGGTACAAGGTATCATAGTTGACAAAACTTCTGGAAGTGGAAACATCCTTGTAATCAAGCGTATCAGCGCAACTTTCAGTACTTCTAGCCACTTCTTGGCAGGTACTATTGCAAAGGTATTGTTCGATTCTTCTGCAAACCGCTACAGCAACGGTAAGTCTCCTTTGAACTTCGTTCCTCAGACAGACTACACTTACACCGCTATCACTCGTGAGAGTTCTAGCCAAGCACGTCGTGACCGTACTGCTTCTTTCGTGAAGTGGCAAGGTGATTTCTGGTACCGTTCATATGATGATTTGGCTCTCCGTAAATTCTCTAAGAGTTTGGAGTTCAAATATGCATTCTCTGAGCGTGCTATCGTGAATGGTGCTCAAGGTGAATCTTACACCACTGCTGGTTTGCGTTGGTCTATCATCAACAATGGTGGTACTTACTTGCCTTTGACTGCTGAAATCACTCAGTCTCAGTTCAACGATTTCTTGGAAAACTTGGTTCGTAAAAGTGCTGAAAACGGTCGTAACCTTATCGCTTTGATGGGTACTGCTGCTATGGCTCGTTTGCAAACTTTGTTGGGTCAATACATTCAATACGCAGGTAGCAACAACACCTTGGGTGGCGTTTCTGTTGAAGGTTTGAATGTTATGACTTACAGCTATGCTGGTATCAAAGTTGATTTCGTTCGTTGGGCATTGTTGGATGACGACGCTTTCAAAGGTGACTTGTCTGCTGTTACTGGTAAGCCTCGTATGTCTCACTCAATCTATGTATTGGATACTACTACTATCCCTGCTGCTGACGGTAGCGGAGTATTGTCTCCTTTGCAGAAGTACCACTTCAACAACGATGAGATGTTGGCTGCCTACGTACCAGGTATGATCGGTTTGCAAGATTCTAACCCTTCTACTATTAAGCAAGCCCTTGCTAATGGTTTGAGTGGTTCTATGGCTGCAAGCGATGTTGATGGTGTGGATTTCCACATTTTGTCTGATTGCGGACTTTATTGCGCTTCTGAGCGTATGGGTCTGATCGAATTGGTTGCTTAATTTTTTACGAACATGCAAAATCAAACTTTATTAAATGGCGCAAGCACTCTTGCCGTTGATGGCGGTAAGTTGCTTATCACTCGTGTGGGCGTGGATATCAATAACGTAGATGCTTCTCGTTACATCCCTATGGATGTTGCTGGTATCTTTTCTATGGAAATCCAACCTGGTGTTGCTGGTACTTCTCGTAGCCAGACTTTGACTCCAACTGCTGCTAACAACACTGTATACACAGTAACTATTAGTGTGTTCAAAGAGTCTGATTGGGGTTACTTCGGTCCTCAGTTGGTAACTTTCAGTGCTTCTTTCACTTCAGACGGAACTGCAACTGTAGCCGAAATCACTGCTGGTTTGACTGCCGCCATTAACTTGGTAGGTGCTGCCTACGGTGTAACTGCTACTGACGGTACCACCTTGGTAACTGTAACTTCTAACACTACTGTTCCTCAGAACATCAACTGTGTTAGCGTAGGTGCAGGTACTTTGGCTGTTGCTCAAACAGTTGCTTTTGCTAAGCCTTACGGTTTGGCTGCTGAATTGCAAGCACGTGGATTGGCAAGTGCAACTACTGGACAACTTTACACCAAATTTGTTTTCAGAGCAAAAAATGGTACTGTTTCTGGTCACGTAAACACTGGTGGCGAGTACTTGGAACAAACCATCTGGATCAATACTACACAAAGCACTTTGATTACCGCTTTGGGTACTACCTTCCGTGATGCTCCTTTCACTACTCCTGCTTACAACTTGTAATTTCATTTTTCCTAAAGGAGGGGTACTTCGGTACCCTTCCTTTTTTACTTTAAAAATCTTAACTTCGAAACTTAATAATATATGATACGTAAACTCATTATTTCTGCAAAAGCCCCTAAAGGCACTCTTACCCTTCTGGGGAACTATTACGATAAAAAAAGTCGTAAAAATTTACACCTCGTTGAAAATGGCAAACGAGTAATTACTGAAATGGAATACGATGACTACACCAAGCAGTTTGATATTCTATTGACTGATGCCGCAACCTACACTTTGGAGTATGATGATGCAAACAAAAACGAAAGTGCTGTTGTAGACTTCTACTTAAACCACCCTTTGTGCAGCAACGTAAACCACACCAACCCCAATTTGGTTAGCCCTTTGTTTACTGTTGTAATGCAACACATGATTGTAGAAAACGAGATTTCGTCTATGAATGAAAACTTGGATACTGCAATCAAATGCTTATCTCTTTCGTTTGATGAAAAACACGATCTTGCATTTGCTCTTGGAATTGATGCTCGTGGCTTAACTCACAAAGAATTGGTTAGTCGTTTGGTAGGTCCAAACCTAACCGGAGATGCAATCAAGCAAAAACATGTATTCGATCATTACTACGATTCACTTGAAACCGATCGTAAAGTAAAAGTATATGTTACTAAAGCAATTACCACTGGAATCATCCAACAAGAAAACGGTTACTACCGAGTTGGTGGCAGAACTTTAGGTTCTCAAGAACGTGATGTAATTGACATGTGTAACAGCGACAAGGATTTCTTCTACGGCTTTATTGTACCAGAGGTAGATAAAGTTGTAAATGTTCCGAACGAAAAATTAAATGACTTGGCTGAAACTGATATCACAAATGTAGTGACAGAAAAGTTAGAAGGTGTTCGTAAGATCAGAGCAAAGAAGAATGCTATCATTGATAAATTAATTGTGTAAGTTTTAGTTTAATGTTTAGTGCCCCCCGCAAGGGGGGTTTTTGTTTTATGCCAATTAGAAAAGTTGTAAAAAAAGAACCTGTAAAAGGAAAAGTAGAGAAACCTCTAAAGGAGGAAATCTGCTCAGAATGTGGAAAAAAACGTCCGTATTCGAACAAAACCAAGAAATTATGTGCAGTTTGTGTGAAAAAATCACAAATAGCGAAGGTTAAAGAAAAGAAGGCAAAGGTCCGTCAAAAGAAAGCCATCTCTACAAGCGTACTGATTAAAAAACTAGACGCTTTGTATTCTGTGTATATAAGATTAAAAGCAATCGAAAAGGATGGTTATGTAAAATGCTTTACTTGTGATCGAGTAGAATACTGGCGTAAAATCCAGAATGGTCACTTTCAGTCAAGAAGATTTTTATCTACTCGTTTTTACGATTTTAATTGCGCCCCTCAATGCTATGCTTGTAATGTTGGGCTGAGCGGAATGCAGTATGAGTATGGCATCAGACTTGATAAAAAATATGGCGAGGGCACGGCACAACATGTTGTCGAATTATCGAAGGAGTTTTGCAAATTTAATTCCGATGAACTGCTGAAAATGATAGACGAAACTGAGCAAAAAATACAATTCTTAAGGAAGTTGAAAGACATATGGGATTAAATTAATTTTTGTATATTTGTGTAAATGACTGGTGCTCAATTCTACGATTTACTTCAGCAAAAAATTGACAAGGCTTACAGTGCTTACATTGACACAACGAAAGCCAATCGATTAATTGAAGAAACAATCTTAAGGTTGTGTGAAAAACTGTACACTACGTTAGACACACAGAAAGAATATGACGAGTTGTGGAGTTTATTGGTAAAAGATGAAGTACGTCCTGTTACAAATCAATACTTTGATTTATCTGGCTTGTCTAGAACTTATATGCACTTGTTTCGTTTGGGATTTACTTTTGATACTTTACTTGGTAACTTAAGTCGTACTTCAACAGGGGCAGGTCCTTACACAACAGTATTTACTTCCACTGGTCATAGTGCAAGAAAAGGCGATACTATTAAGGTTGGCGCAAATACTGGAACTGTAGTTTCATACACAAAAACCAAATTTACGGTAACTTCTGCTGCTAGTTTAGCATCTGGGGCGGTATATTTGGTTCGCTTCTTTGAAGGCAGCGAGTGGTTTTCAGATCGTAAATCAGATTCATACCACGCCCCCACAATTTTTAGCCCGAAATATCAGTTTCAAAACCGACTCAGCGGCGTAACTAACGTAAAATCGTTGTATATTTACCCTCAGTGTTCTAGTTTGACAATTGATTATATGGCACTTCCTACTCTAGCAACAGGTCACATTTTTTTGTCAACAGATTCGACTGCGATTACTGCATACACAGAAAAGTTTTTATACCGATTGGCAGATGAATGTGTATTTACCTATGCTGAACAAGTTCGCGATGCTGAACTTCGTCAGAATTCTGCTCAAAGTATAATGATTAATCCATGAGTACACTTGCTCAGATTGTAGATAGAATTAAATCGAACTTAACCGGGGGTATCACAACAGACGAAACTCGTTTTGAAGATGCCTTGATTGAGTCTAAGATTCATAACCACCGCGCTGCTTATTTGTCGGCAATCTCTCGCCAACCAACCAGAGACAGAATTAATGACGCATTTCTCCAAGTCTACCATGTTGATTTATTGGAATACGATGTAGAATGTGACGTAGTAAAATTCGCTTGCCCGACGGTAATTCAGTTAGATGAAAGGCATGATGGATTTTTTTACGTAGGACATATTAATGGGTTGAAACCATTTATTCGGTTGCGTACAAACTACCAGGCATTGAGCATGCACTCTTTGTTTAAGAAAGAGAAAGAGATTGTTTGGGATTACCGCGCGGATTATGATGGGCAATGGTATATCAATGTTTACAGAAATCCAAAGTTGACCAAGTTATTGGTTATGGCTGTCTTTAATGACCCAACTGTTGTTCCGAACTATCGTAAAGACGTAGATCAATACCCTTTGGATGGAGTAGCGGAGCATGAGGTTGTTGATGCGGTAAGTAAAGATTTACTTGGTAAAAATATTGGGATTCCAGATATGGTATCTGATTCCGCAGAAGTTAACGCCCCTACTAGGAAATGAAAATTGAAGATGTGATAGCCGCTGCTTGCGAGGAACTTCAAATAAGTTACTCTGAAAATGCCTTATGGTTTAAGGTATTGATCAACCAAGTGATGAGAACTTTTCGTTCATCTCATGCTACGCACGTGTACGGTGTTATACTCACGGCTGAAGATTCTCGTCTTAAATTACCAGATGGCTACAATAGTCTAGTAAGCGTTCACTTGTGTCACGGAGGATTGTACTGCGAAGGGTATGATTTCGAAATTCAGAATGATTGTATCATTTTCAAATCTCACTTGGGAGTTGTAGATGGTTACAAGTTTAATGTACAATATCGTGGCTTTCCTATTGACGAACATGGTGATTTGATTTTAAAGCCAGAATGGGAAAGAATGTTTGTGGCCTACATTGGATGGAAGTATTCACGTAGGCATTTTGAAAGGTACGCTCCTGTAATGGATAATTTCAAAAGAGAATATCAGTTACAGAGAGTTGCTAACGTATAAGACATGTCACAACTGGTAAAGTTAATTCAGTCGGGAGTAATGGATTCTGATGCCGATCTTCAACTGATTGGGCAAGGAAATTATGTGGAAGGCGTAAACATTCGCCACAGGGATTTAACAGGAGCCAATGTTGGAGGCATAAGTCCAGTAAAAGGAAACAGTTTTATGTCTCCGTGGGATGGAAATACCATTCCTATTCCTACTGATTTGACCAAAACCATTCAAGACAATGCCGCTTCCGTGGCGATATTTCGAATTTACATTACTGTATCGACGGATCCGAATGCTCTTTTTAATGGTAATATTTACGTACAAAACTTAAGTAGTGTTTACACAATTTCTTTGAGTGGTTCGGCAAACGTGAGTTTGACAACCTGGAGAAACTCATTGGCATCTGCGCTTCAAGTATCAATTACTGGGGTAACCAACCCATTTATTATAGGATCAGTTACAACAATTACAAGTACCTACGGCTATTTTGAATTGCGTAAGAACCCAGCGGCAACCCCATCTCCTGCGTTAGTAGACGATGATTTTTTGTTGTTTGAGGATGGCAATTTAGCCGAAATCGTTCAAAAGTCCGAATTCGTTGATGGAGTAGGTTCTTTTAAAGTGATTGGAATGGAGAGCGTGGGCAATGATACGTTTATTTGGTCATGCACGCCCGAAATAACAACTGGCACTCCTTCTCGTACTGTGAGTGAAGTAGGAGTATTGGTATCCAACCCAACGAATGGAACAACGCAATACACGACGTTGATTCAATCTAAACTTTTAGGCTTTAGTCAAAATTATCAGATTCAAGCCCAAGTTGAAAAAAGAACCAATGAAGTAATTCTTTACTGGACTGACGATTATAACAAACCGCGCACATTAACAGTTCCGTATCCTTACGTGACCAATGGTGTACTTATATCAAATGGCGGTAGTATCGACTTTGCCAAAGTAGATCAGCAGTTATCTTATTTTGTAGCCAACCCGAATGCTACAATTTCTGTAACTGGTATTACAGAAGGAGGAGGTTCATTGACGTGTGGAAACAAAAGATACACTGGGCGTTTCCTAACTGATGATTTGGTTGGTACTGATTACTTGTACCCCACCAACCCAATTAATATTTATTCCGCGAAGAAAAGTATTCCTAGTAAAATTCTAGGGGATATCCCGGGGACTCAGACCAATAAAAGTGTTACTGTAAAAATCGACAACATCCCGGTAAATGAATATGCTTACTTTGAATTGGTAGCCATTGAGTATGAAGGAGAAACATTTAGTCTAAAAACAGTACAGCGAGTAGCAGTAGGTTCGAATTCGACGATTGAAATTACTCATAGTAACAATGGGCAAGAAAACCTTCCTTTGGCCCCGTCTGAGTTGTTAGCAATTACTGCAAAGTTCACGCAAGTAAAAACCTTAAAGATACATTCAAACCGAATGTTCATGTCGAATGTAGTTGAGCAAACAGACATCGATTTGACTGCGTGGGCTCAGACTATCAAACATTCTATTGAACAAAAAACAATGGACTCTATATTCCGCAACAACAGAAGCGGGACTACAGATATGACGAAAGCCTATCCGTTGTTTAAATATGGAGAATACCTAGACCCATTCAACACCTATGCGAATACCTCTTACATGATCAACGATACATATCGTTTTGGTATTCAAGTTCAATGGAAAGAAACAGGTAAGTGGAGTGCCCCATACTGGGTGGACGACATTCGTTTTGATACCTTGGCTTACAATGTAACTGATCCTGTGGCTACTCCTGGGTCTTGGAGAAGAACCGCCAATAACATCACCACAACTAATTTGGGAGATATTGATAGTAAATTGGTTTACATTTACTACCCTAAGTTTCACAACATCAATTTGAATTATGTTGTTAATGGTGAATATTTGTACAAACAAATCAAAGCGTTTAGGTTTGTTCGTAGCAAACGTATTCCCGAAGTTTTGGCTACAGGAATTGCCGTTGCCGCAACGAGAGATGCATCAAGTGCCACAACAGTAATTCCATTCCATAAAGATTTGGCTGCTGGGTATGCTGTGTTCAATAGTTACCCAAACAATTTTTGTCGAAGATACAGAACAGGAGCACCTGTAGAAAACATACAGGTAGGTAATTTGGATAAATCTGAATTTGCATATTTTCATTCGCCCGATTTATACTTCAACAATTTTAATTACACGTTTCTTGCTGGGGATAAATTGAAGGTATTAAATGTACCATTTTCCTATGATGAATCTTTGTTGCAAGGCCAAGCGGTTGGGGATTTCGAATCAGTATATGAAGATTTTACTGGCTATTTTTCTTCGTCATTAATAAACTATACTGACTTTACTGTTTCGTACGGTCAGACATTGGATACAGGTGAATTAGTAACGAGTTTTAATGCTAGTGGCACCGACGTAAAAAATGGAATTAACATACCTAGTTCAGGTACGGTAAATGCTTTTTATAGCAACATGCGTTCTTGTGTGGCATTTCAGTTGTCAGCAAAACTCTCTACTATTGCAGCGGCGTATCAGCCATTTAGCAAAGAAGGTTTGGTATACGCTCAAATCTTCAGAGATAAAAAAGCCAACTTAAAATACCCAATCAATAAAAACGAAAGTAACTACGAGTCAACAGGTCATATGACAGTTTTGACAGGTGTAGAAAGAGGGATATTGAATTCTATTTCTGTGTTCGGCGGCGATGTGTTCAACCAAAAGACTCATATGCAAGTCAGAATGAGTACTTCCAACCCAGAACCAAAGAACGGGTTTGGATTGGGTTACTCTTTCTACTCTCAGAATGTTTGTAATAGTCAGATGTTCTACGCAATCCCTCACAATTTAGAGGATGCTGGACCGGGGTATATTTTTCCTCAGTATCTTGACAAACAAACCACAGGGTTTGGTGTTACTTATGGACAAATGCGATATGCATTCTTGGGAGCAGGTTCTTATGAACGTGTATACCAAGGTAGTATCGGGGCAGGATTACTTTATTGGCTTGAGTTATGGCCCGAAGTAAGTAACCAAAATAACTACGATTCTCAATACAGTTATATTGATAACACCATTGTAGAATCTGGGTTTGACCCAGACGTTGCGTACAATGGGGATAAGCCAGCGACTATAATTTGGTCTCAGACTAAAACTGTCAATTCGCGAAAAGACAACTACCGGGTATTTAAACCAATCGATACAGTTGACTTGAACTTGAATGAAGGTGAAATTATCAACCACGAAATTCTAAATGGTAATTTGTATACTTGGCAACCATATTCTGTAAGGCGGCAGTCAGTAAATGAGCCTACCGCTTTACAAGGGGCTAGTAGTTCAAGTGTAATTGTGGGTAGTGGTGGAGTGATGTCGTACCCTGGTTTGCAGTTGTCTAGTTTAGGGGCAACAAAAAAGTGGGCTATGGTAAAAGGATCTACGATGAGCGGTGGCGATAGCATGTATTGGTACAATGACCAACTCAGAAAAATCATTCGTTTCGGAGAAAATGGTATCCAAGTAATTTCGGATCGTGGCGTAGCATCATTCTTAAACACATCTGCTAATTGGGTCGGAGATAAAGAACAACCAATCACAGGGTATGGTGTAAACGCAGGCTGGAATGACCGATTTGCTGAAGTGTTATTTACATTTAAATCGGTGACTCCGACAATCGTGCAATACGCAATTTACGATAGTACCCCGGCTTTAATTAACTATTCGGTTGGAAATTTAGTTGTCAATAATGATTTGGGGGGTGTGTCGTCTGTTTTAAGTAGCACTCCTGCCCCTCGACATATCTCAGGCATGAGTTATGTATATCGTTGCAAATTAGCCCACGTAGCGAGTGCTACGCGAGTTCCTGGCACAGGAATATCGTGGACTACTTATTGGGATCAGTTAACTCCAGAAACAAACCCAAGTTACTATACAATGTTTACTTTGGTTTATGATGAAATCAAAAATGGTTTTATTTCTTTCTTGAGCATGTATCCAAATATTTATGCTGTTCGCACCAATACTTTCTACACCACAATTCCAAATGCGCAGAATAAGTTATATGTTCAAAATCCAGGTAATTACAATACTTTTTATGGCACTGCATACGCTGGTAGTATTACTGGGGTTATTAATATTGATCCGAACATGTCAAAGACTTATGAGGCATTGCAGGTCGTTTCTCATACCACGCCAAAAAGATTAGATTTTACAACCCGAGACCACGTTTCGTTTTTGGTGGACTCAGAATTTGAAGAAAGAGAAGACTACTATTACGCTCCAGTAAAGAATGATTCAACAATCTCTGGGGTAAATAGTTCAGATACTAGTAGACTATGGGGCAGATATCTCAAAATTAAGTTTACATTTGAGGGAAATGTATTTCAGAAACTCATTGATTATGTGGTGAAGTTCCGCCCAAATCATAGGTTGTATAATAAGTAATTAAAACATAAATTTGTAAACATGCCAAACCAAGAATCACCAGATCAAATTGCCGCGCGAATTGCTTCAATGAGTTTACCGACAGGAGGGGCAAGTGGAGAGACAACGTCGTTAGGTGGTGGCCCAATAGGAATGCTTGGGGGAATTGTTCAGATGGCAGTTGGACTAAACCAAGCCAAAAAAGCAAAAAAACTACCCTTTCCACAGTACACTGAGGGAATGAAATATGCTTTGCAAACTCAACAACTTGCAAAACAAAACATGCAAGTTGGATTGGGATCAGAAAGAATTGCTGGTATGAACCAAGCACTTGCCACTCAAAACGCACTGGCTTATCGAAACATTGCTGAAAATTCACCTCAAGGAGCAAGTTACTTTGGTCGTGTTGCAGCAATGGATAGAAACACAGGGCAACAAAACATTGCGGCCCAAGATTTGGCATATCGTACACAACAACAAGATCGTTTTGCCCAGGCTAATACTGCTTTGACAGCAATACAACAACGTTCAATTGAGGCACAAAGATCCTACAAGATGATGGCTCAACAAGCGGCTGGAGCAGCAATTAAACAGGGAAGTGAAAACTTTATGAAAGGTGCTGAAGGAACAGCACAAATGGGAATGCAGGCCCTAAAAATGTTAGTATAAGATGGCAGAATTTAATTTAGCAGCGGCCATTGGGGCCACAGGGGAAACGCCCAACTACGAGAAAATGCTAAGCAATTGGCAGAAATCTCGCGTGCCTCAAGGTCCAGACGCTGCTGATAAAGCCCATTTGAGAGACTTGTACAAAATGGTAACGATTGATAAGACTGCTTATCACCCAGTATACCAACAACAAATTGTAAAGGCCACCGCAGATTTTTACGATACTTATCGTAACGCCAGAGCAAGTAACGCGGACGATGTAGTTGAACAAGTGCAATCGGCATTTGAAAAGTGGAATCAAATTGCTGACAATGCTAAACTAAAAAGTCCAGATTTATTTGCGTTACAAAAGAAAGCAGAAGGTGGAGCAAAAGCAGGGCTATTTGTTTCTCCGAGTGAAAAATTTGCCGCTCAAATCTTAACTAAATCAAATAGCCCAGAAGCGTTTTACGAAAACTTACTGTTAAACAAAGATGCGTTGGAAGATGGGTACTTTAATTTTGACCCTCAGAATCAAACCATTTTGACTCCGACTCACCCAATTATTGATTACGATAGAGAATTGAAGTCTATTTTATCGTCTAAAAAATTGACAATTGGGGAGCAACAGATCAAATCTCCAGATGGCAAAACTATTACTACCCAGTCAGTACAAGGATTGCCATTGGACAGGGAAGATGCTCGTAAACTAAGGAATTACTATTTGGACAAAACGGGCGAAGATCCAGGGGAGGAATATAAATTGAATGCTTACGATGTTGGAAAAGAATCTTATTGGACTACAGATCCAATGATTAAACAACAATTTAGAGCAACCCACCCAGAGTTTAAGACATTGAGTGATGATGCGTTGTATAATGAATTTTATAAGCAACACGTAATTCCAAACACGCCAATGGTGGAAAAAAGTGCTACCTTGTATACGGGTCCTCGAACTAGTGTTTATGTAAATAATGCTTTGACCGATGAGCCAGGTACATTCCAAGGTAGTGCCACAACATTTACTTACGCTAACGGTAAAACTATCAACAGTAAACGCACCACGGCATTGTCAAAAGATGCGGAGGGGGTTGCTGTACAATGGGCAGCCAATCAATACGCAGTAGATAAAGCCACAGGATTGCCAGCATTTGATACAAATGATACTGGTAATTACAATTTCAAAATTGCTAATGTAATGGTTCTGCCCTGTATTAAGGCAAAAGATGCCAGCGGAAGAATCTATTGGAAACCTTTGGATGCAACATCGGAGGCAGAAGTGCAAGCCAATGGTGAATTGGCAAAGGGCTTACGATACTTGCCATTTGCTGAGGCCACAATCCAAGAATTGAATATTTCTGCATTGCCTACCGTAGGAGGAAAGAACATCTTGATGCCTCTGTATGAAGACGGAGTTGTCAAAAAAGTAACTGATAGCAATGACCAAGGTTCTGCATTGTTGGGTGCTTTATTTACCAACAGAAAACTAAACGATAAAGAAAGTGCAAACTGGCGTTTAGAGTGGAAAAGAATGGCTAAACTCTTCAAGTAATTGGGTTAAAGTTATTCGTTTAAATCTTATCTAGGTTTATTATATTTGTAATATGCCTGAAGATAAGAAACCAACTCCTTCTGCCCAAACACCAAAGCCTAAAATCGGTCCATTAGGCAAGGGTCCAGAAGATCCAAATATGGTTCAGCCCCCTAAACAAGGTTTTGTTAGTGCTCCAACTGTTAAAAAACCAATCGGTAAAGAGGGAATAAAAGTAATTAACAAAGCAGCTGCTCAAGTAAGTCAAGACTTTGGTCCAATGACGAAAGTAGATGACTTAGAACAGTTACAGGCAACCCGTGAAAAGGAAATTGAGTTGGCCAAAGAGCAAGGTTACAATATTCAAAACCTATTTAACACATCAAAAAACAATTTCGGTAAAGTAAGAATTGGCAATGAGGATATCGCAAGTCCAGCTGATTTATTAATTGCTTTAGAAGATAGAAATAAAAAAGAATTATTTTACTTTGATAACCGCAATAATCTTGTAAATAACTTTAATATTTACACGCTTGATGATTTAGACGCAAAAGTATCTGGGGGATTGACCACAACGGAAAAAAGCAATTTAAAGCCACTCCCAGAAAAAACAATCTTTGATTATACAGAAGTAAAGGCTCCAGGTTTTGGACAGCCGGGGTATCGTCCACAGACTGATCCAATGGCAGGCAGTCAACTGGACCCACAGAATAAGTTTGAATTGGGCCAAAAAAATTACAGCGCGATTCAGACATTTAAAAAAGTGGTTGCAAATGGTTTGAATATAACGGCAGATGGCACCAAGTTAAACTCATATCAAGACTACTTTACTTACTTGGCAGACCCTCAGCATCGTGATGCATATGGTCGTAAGTACAACAAACAATTATCAAACTCTGAGTTAGAATCTGCAAGCAAAATTCTTAAGGACAGCCAGATATTACTTGACTCTGCTTCAACCGTAGCATTGGATGCCAAAAAAGAGCAACTAGTAAACGATATCCGTATTAATACCGCGGATGATCACATATCAACTACGTTGTTAGGAAAGACGGCTACAGTTTATGATGAGGACGTAGAGAACCCAAAGAGTATACCACAACTTACCGAAGATGATTTAGGTCGTTTGATTTGGGAGCATGAAAACGGAAACGAGATTACATTAAGCGTTGTTAACAACGATAAGAATTTACGCGGCAAAACTGAGTATACATACAAAGATTTAACGAATTACTTTTCTAAAGTAGGGTTAACTTCAGATGAAATTGATACGCGGTTTGCTCAGTACAAGCAAAATTACATTTACAATCAAGCCAATGGAAATCTTGAAACTAAACGTAAGCAAGCAGGTTTCTTTAAAAATGAAAACGGGCAACTGATTTCAAGATACGATCAAACAAAAGAACAACGCGCTCGTACTGAGATGTCCGATGTCGACAATCAGATTGCAGATTTGTATGATGAGTTAAGGGGCATTTATGAATCTCGTAGGGCTGGGGCGTCAGAAATCGATAAGAAAGCCTATGGCCCAACGATTAGCAAGTCTATGTTTGCTAGTACCCCGACATTAGGATTGGATGGACAGCAAATCAAACGTATCAACGCGATTAATTCTTCGATCGCCAAATTAAAGCAACAGGCTGGATACAATGCTCCCGAATTCTTTGATCCTAGTGGCAAAAGAATCGATCAGCCAGAGCAGTTACAAAAAGTAACTCAGACATATAATCAAACTCTCGAAGAAGATAAAACAAGTGATATTGTATTTTTAAAGCAGAAGAGAAATGTTTTGTATGAGCAACTCGATGCATTAAAGGAGAAGATTGATAAAGTCAAAAGTGTTACTAGTAAAGTAGAAGTAACGGCACCAGAAGGATTTGAATCAGATAATACGGCTTATTTTGTTAAGTTGTATCAATCATTTACAGGAGTACTTGGTCAACTAGGCCAACCACAATCTCAAGGTCAACTAAACAATCAAGCGTACTTAGGTAAAATGCTTGACCAATATGGTGAGTTGAGTGCGCGAATTAAAGCAGTCAACAAATTAATCTACACCAATACCGATTTAACTAAGCAAGCGGAAGATGGTTGGGTTAAAACATTTGGTAAAACAGCAGTAAAACAAGTTGCTGAAACATTTACCGGGGATGTTTACAACACAGTAAACGATGAAATCGAACAGACTGCTAATTTCTTAAGTGAAAATGGGTACTATGTAAGCCCCGATATAAAAGAAAAGTTAACTACAATCTACGAAAACAAAACAATCGGAGAAGGCTTTTTGGAGTCATTGAAGATTGGTATTGAAATGAGTGGTTATTCGCGTGGTGGTGCAGCGGAGTTGAAGAATATTTTCACTGGCCAAAAGGCATTGGTCTTGCGTTCTTATATGATGAGCCGTTATGGACAACCTGGTGCCGCGGCATTTAACTTGATGGAAAGTGCCGTAGTAAAATACGGGGTGCCCATCTTTTCTTGGGAAGCAGCGGGTCAATCTGGTAGTGGTGCGGTGGCAGAACAAGTTGGAACGCAGATATATGACAAATTAACGGGCGTTATGAAGTTCGGGCAGTTGATCCCATCAAACATCTTTGGGCGTTTGATGTATACTGCTGGGCGTACTCTTTTTGGTACGGGGGGTCAGATGACAGAGGAAACTTTCTCTAACACCTGGGCAGTAATGCAAGAAAATGGTTTCGATATCATTGATGCAACCAAGAGAGCCTACGGTGATACAGAAGACGAACGCTTATTGAATTTACGTGCTACTGCAACTTTGTGTTTCACAATGTCAGCATTGAATCTAGAGAATGTAGATTTGGTATTGAAAACAGCACAGAACTTTGAGGCACATTTGAATTCATTAAGCACACCTCCAAGTGCAGTAGATACTGAAATCTTACGTATGCTTAACGAAACAATTAAGCATAGCGGATGGGATGAAACCAAAACGCCACAAGTAGTACAGGCCGCTGGAACTACAATGTCTGGCGATGTTCCTGTAACTGCTCCTTTGCCGACGACTCAGAACAACATTCAAGGTAGTAGTGCGACTGCAAGTGGAACTCCTAGTTCAAGTGAAACCGATGTCAAAGTAGAAAAGCGTCAAGGCAACTTAGGAGAGACATTCTACGTAGCAGAGAATAACGGTGCCATCGATGGTCGAGTATCGTACAGATACAACCCAGAGAACGGAGTATTGGAGGCAAAAGGTTTGACTTCTACGACAGATGAGTTTGTGCCTTTGAATGAAGCAACTCAAAAACACATTGAAACCAAATCGGTGAATAACGGGATTGCCCCAGCCGAAAAGGTAGAATCTCTGGCAAAGAAAAACTTGGGGATCACCGAAGATCAAACAGAAAACCTGCCTGAGGATAACAATGTTTTGTATCAAACCCCTCAAAATGAAACAGGGCGTAAAAAGAAAGAACGAGTAGACAAAACAGTGCAAAGTGCAGAGAAACGGTTTAACGCAACTTTGGCACAAAAAGCACAGCGTATATTGGGATTGTTTACTGGCATCGCGGAAAATGTAGATGAAACTGACCCACAGATCAGACAAAAGATGTCTGATTATCGCAATGCGATCGGCAATAAATTGCGTGTGAACTTGAGTTCATTCTTTAATGATGGTAAGGCTGTAATCACAAATTTGGTTAACAAAAAGATTGGCAAGGTTGCCGATTACACAAATGCATTGTTACATGACTTTGATAAATCATTTGATGAAGTAATTGATACAGATTTAAATACCAACCAACCTGTAACACGCAGAAAGTCTGGCAATGTAATTGATAAATTGAAAGAAGGTATTGCTCGCTCTAACTTCTTTAACGAGAAATTACGTCCGTTGGTCGATGCAGGTAAAATGACAGAAGAGGAGGCCATTAATAACTTGATGGCGGATATGTTGTTGAACAATGTGAGTGTTGTAAAAGACATCTTTGGTAATGACACCCCGGCTTACGAGGCGTTTAAATCCATGCGTAAAGACTTCAATAATTACGTAGCAAATAAATACACAGGTTCAAACACGTTTAGTTCCACTGAGAATTTTTTGCAAAATACTATCATGTCAGATAGTACTACCAAGAATAGAAAAAGTGACTATAAGAAAAAAGCACAGGATGTAGCGGATGCTCAGAATCGACGCAATGAGATTGCGGCTACTTTATCTGATGCTGGACAAGGCGTTGATGTCGCTCAAGTGGACGGCGTCAGATTCTTAGACAACGAAATTACCGCAAAAGAATACTTAGACAACAACAATGTAGATACAGCAGGTATGACTCCCGATCAAATGATTGCGGAAGCAGAAAACCTTGCTAACTCTTCAGTTGACATGGATAAGTATAGACAAGCATTGACTTTGGAAGAAGAAAACCAAGCGGCTAAGAAAAAGCATGTTGCCCAGTTGAATAGAATGGCAAAAGGAGTATTTGGTATTAAAACCATGAATCCTTTACGTAAACGCAAAATGGCCAAACAAAGACAGGCTATTGCTGCGGTATCGTATGCTTTGTTGAAGTCTAATGCACATCGCGCGGGCATGAGCATGACAGACTTCATGAAGAATGCCGTAGAGTTCAAAAAGTACACTGAAGTTGCATTCAATGCTTTGATCCGTCAGAATCAAAATGTAACTACCCTTTACCAAGCAATCAGTAAAGTAGGGGCAGAAAAATTAGGCGCAGACTTTAACAAAGCATTTGAACTAGAAGAGCAGGGATATACCCAGGAACAAATTTTACACATGACAGGCTTCACTAAAGATGCTAGTGGTGAGTATGTGTATCAAATTCCTCAGACAGCGGTACCCAAGGCGTTTGTGTTAGGAGGAACGATGTTCAATCAGATTGTTCAAAAGACGTTACCTAACTTCCCGGCAATTCAAGCCAAGGTTTCAAAAAAGAAATTCCTACGATTCAATCAAGTAAATCGCGGCACGTATACGATGGCAGATTTGTACGCAAGTCATCCTGTGTTTGATGCCTATCCAGATGCTCGCAATGTATCGGTTCAAGTCATCAATAAACCTGGGGCTGATCCATATATGTTTGTGCCAAATGCTTTTTATAAGGAGGGAAAAGGTTCAACTCCCGGTAAGATTGTAATAAACTCAGCCACTATTTCGCAAGGTACTACAGGTACTGATTTGGAAATGGCAGTTGCTGGTCAGTTTCAGAATGCCATTCAGCACATTGAAGGTGTATACAATCGCCCTCAAAAAGATGTATTCGTAAATCCAAACTCAGTAAGAACGGCAATAAATACTTTGCGTTTAAATGAAGAGGCTACTAGTGATGATGTAGAGTTTATAAACTCTATGTTGGATGCGTTCCAGAATGCAAGTATTTTCCAGTTCAGTTCTTACCGCAACGCGTTTGCAGATATCGCCAACGTGTTAATTGGTTATAATTTGACTAGCGATAATGCATTGGATGTGAATGATGAGTATTCAGCGATCTCTTTGCTAGGGCAAAAATATGGCTTGAATGATTCTGAAACCCTAGAATTAAAATCACAGTTTGCTAACGCAATTGGCAAACTTCAAGCGGTTGAAAACGAGACTTCATCGGCTGCCAATAAAACAAACAACGTCATGAGACTTTGTTTGACTTTGTCGGGTTTAAACGAGAGTCAGTTGAACAACTCTGAGTTGTCGGTAAAAGAGGCAATGAATTTGCTTGAGGCTAAGTCATCTTTGACAAACGCAATCTTCAAAAATTTGTTTGAGGGGCCTCAGAGCCTAACTCAAGTGGAGAAAGACTTACTCGCTAAAAACCAGGAGCAAGTATCTCAAATCAATCCAAGTCCAAAATTAGAAGCGGCATTCAATCAAATTCTAGATGGCTATGCAGATTTCGCGGATGCCTTCAAAGATGTAGAACCTTACATGCAATACTTGGATGAAAATGGCAAAGCCAAGTTGAAAGGTTTAATGGATTTGGCGGAGAGATTAAAAAACAATCCATTCAAGATTTTCGAAGCAGGGGATTTGGTAGCAGCAGTTGATAAAATCACGGCGGATTTAGATGCTCAAGTGACTGATTTGTACAACGCTGGAAACTACGATAAGGCGGAACGAATTCAAGAAGTCATTGATAAAACACATGACGCAAGTGACAGTTTACACCAAATCCTACAAAACGCAAATGAATTGACATCTGCTGTTTCATTCGGAGATCAGTTGGTAACTTCTCAGTTCGCAAATCAAGAATCATTTTACAGAGCATTCCCGGGTATCGACAGTGTTGAGAATGGAATTTTTGATCCTTACAAACCAGTATCTGAGTTTTCAGAAAGCGAGTTGAAAGGCTTACTAGTTCCGAACTACATGTCTGAGGCAGACTTTACTAAGAAGTACGAAGCCTTTAAAGTAAACCCAAGTGCATTTAAAGGAAGTGTAGCGGATAATTTTATTGGCAAGAAAGAACTCGATACCGCCGCTAAAAACAAAGCGTTAGTATCAGCAAAGATTCAAGAGTCAATTGCTCGCAACATAGGTACTAGATTTTATAATAACATCGATAAAGCGTATGGAAGTTTGATGGTTGATCCTAACCCCAGCGTAAACAAAGTACAAAACACAGTTGATGCGTGGGATACATTATTGAAAAAGTATGGTGCCAAGCAGTACGAGTTGAACTACATGAATTGGAATACGTTCAAAAATGACAACGCGGTAGACGGTAAATTGACAGCGGCCCAAGTTCAAAACTGGATCAATAGTAACAGAGTAAACCTTGCAGTATTCGACCCTAGCCAAATTGAAACCCAAACTCAAGTTAAAGATGTTTACGTATACAGAAAGTCAGAAAGCGATCCTTACTTGGCAACTGGTATACTTGAGTCAGGTGAGTACTTTGAAATTGAAGTAACCCCTGCGGTAATTGAAAAACTCAGAGAAGAGTTGAGCATCACCGTAGATAAAACCTCACAGGAGTATAAAACTTACAAAGAAGCATTCGATAAACTTGACGCGATTGGAACTGTAAACCCTGATGTGCCATCAATGAAGCAAGCATTAAAATTAGTACTTAATGCTCGGGTGCGTGCTCTTCAAAATAACTATGCGGCAAGTGGAGATGTTGTTCCGAATATTATTAATAAGTGGGAAAGTTATAGTATCTACTCGACCAATTTGCAGTTGTCTGGTAAACCATTCCAAAAGAAAAGTTACCATGAGTTGTTAATTTCATATCCGAATCGTTCAGTTGCTAAAGCCAATGACGCGAAAGAAGAGTTATTGAAAACTATGAACCGACTCCAGGAACTTGACAAACAAAGGACGGCTCAGAATGCGGCGCAGACGGATAGTGAAATTCTAACTCTTAAAAATAAAATTGACGAGTTGAATACCGCTATGGATATCCCAAATAACTATAGCGATAATACTGCAACACAAAAAAATCACTTTGCTGACCCTAATGTTCAAGTTCACGCAAGGGTAAATATTCAAGTAGATGACCAAGGCAACCCTTTGCTTTTTATAAACGAGATACAATCTGATCTCGCACAAAACATTCGTAAAGAAAGCAGTTATCTAATTAACAAAAAAATTGCAGAGATTGTTTTGGGGCGTACGTTGAGTGATACGTCTGGCAACCCCATGAATGACGCTTTCGTTCAAATTGGAATAAATGAAATAGAGATTGCAGCATGGAGAGATAATAACCCCGCAGAGTATGCTAAAATTACTGAACAAGTAAAAGAAGACTTCAAAGATTATAGTCCAATTGATCCTAACCAAATTACCCTATTGGGATTGAAACACGCGATCAATTTTGCTATTGAAAATGGGATTAGTAAAATTCAAATGAACCGCCCACAGTTTGCAGGACCGTCCGTGTTTGCAATTACATATAGGCAGTCAAAAGGATTGGAAGACAACTACACTAAAAAAATTCCAGGGTTAATTAATAAACTCCAAAAGGATTTGAAGTTTACGGTTTCAGAAGCCCCCAATGGAAGTATTACCCCATACACATTTGCGGATATTCCAAGTGATCAAGATTTGGCTCAACATGCGTCAGTACTAGAAAATGATTTTGCAGATAAATTAGCAAGAGACCCCAACAATAAGGAATGGATTGCTTACATTCTTAAAAACGAGTATGGGTTTAATGATTTTGAAGTAAGTCAGTTTGACGTAAATTCAATAAATGGTTTTCGTGATCTTGCTCAAACACAATTAGATTGGGTAAATAATGTAATAATGCAATTGACTGATTCTACAACAGCAGAAGAAGTCATTAGTGCTTTTGGAGAAGACTTTAAAAACACCTTCGGCAAAGAATTGACCACCGCCGATGCTGAAGAATTGTTATCTGATCCTTACGTATTTACAAACCGAAACGTATTGAAAATAATGTATAGCAACAATGCTAACTTTATTACAATCAACCTTACAGAAGAATCCAAAGATATTGTTGCTGCTGGTATGGCATTGTTTCAACAGGATCAAGCAGGTGCCCATGGTGCCACAGTATTCCAAGAGCATGGTCCGACCATTATTGCAGCGTTGACAGATGCCAACTTCTCTACTCCTTTACATGAATTGGCTCACCTTCGTGAGAAGTACATGACCCCCGAAGAGAGATTGATTGTTATGGAAGCCGCTGGACATGACACTTGGACCAGAGAAACATCTGAGTATTTTGCCCGAGGATTTGAAAAGTATTTGTACGAAGGCATTGCACCAAGTTCTAAACTTGCCAAGGCATTTGAGAACATGCGTAAGTGGATGTTGCAGGTTTACGGAGCAATAAAGGGTTCGGATATCGATATTGCATTGACTCCAGAAATGCGTAGAATCTACGACGCGATGTTGGGGCAGGCCAAAACAACTGCTGTAGCAAACAAAATCGATGTAGACAAATCAATCTACGACGAAATTGCTGTTTTCGCGGATGAAATTAAAGCGAACCCAGAGTTTGCTGGTATTACTGACGGAGAAATGTACAGTGCTCTTTTGAAAAAAGGATTTGACCCAGTTGATTTACAGGATTATTTCGCGTTGCGTTCTCGTAAGAACGTACAGGCTCAGATGGAAAACAAAGGTCAGTTCCGTGATGAGGCCAATACCATTCAGAACGAGCAGGAAGCGATGCGTACTATTCGTGATGAAAAGGCTTTGACCGAAGAAATCGAGAACATTGACCCTGTTGATTTGCCACACATGTTGGAAGCGTTAGAGGATGTGGTGTCAGATGGTGACGTACCATTTGCCATCCTAATCCGTGATTTGCTTCAGATGAAAGCCAACAACGCAGATCCACAGCAAATCAAAGAGCAGTACGCAAAGATTCTTAAGATAGGCACAGGTGTAGGACGTATGCTACAAATGATGCGTCAGTTGAATGGCGAATCTATCGAGATGAATGCTCGAGGCTTATTTAAGAAAGCAGAAAGAGATGGTAAGGTAATTCCAGAAGGAAGCAAGTCTAAAATCTTGGCGTTGGCTCAACAACTTGACCAGTTAAAAGAAAAATTAAAGAGTGCTCGTGAGGCGGCTGCAACAAACCCCTTGGGTATTTCTAAGAACGATCCGACCAAAAACAACATCGAGTACTTCAAGTCTGTACAAGAAGAGTACAAAACATTGGTAGAATCTTACGTAAGTGAACGTATGCCATTTGAAGGTACTTCATCATTGACAGATTTGTACCGCTCGTTGGTGAAGGGGGGGTTGATGACTCCTTCGTCGTTCTCTGTGAATACACTTTCGAACGTAACTAAGTTCTTTACCAACTTCGTAGTTGACCCATTCATTAGCCGCCCGATCAGTTTTGTAAGAAGTAAACTGACAGGCGAAGAGCAAGCGACCAAAAAAGGTTTGCGTGATGCTTTGCGTGGGGTGAAATACGGATTCCCAAGTGGATTCAAACGTGCTTGGAAAATCTTGAAGAACGGAAGTGTCATCGAAGCCTATGATAATCCAGGAGCATTTGTTCAGTCGTTCAACTCGTTTAAGTCATTTGCCAACACAGTGGGTATGGTTGTTTCATTGGGACAACGTAAACTTGGCTTTAATGATTTGAGTAACGACGAAATTGCTAGTATCTACAAGATTAAACTTGACCAAGAGACAGGCAAAATCAGCACCAAGGATAGCATTAAGAAAGCAATCGAAGGTTCGTTTGGTATTATTCCAGATGTGGTATTCAGAATCATGGGTGCTACGGATGCGGTCTTCAGAGACTATGCTTACTACAGTACGGTGGCCGAGCAGTTCAAAAACCAAGCGGATAACAAGCGTATTGAAACTCAGTTGAAAGATGCTTCTATCCCGGCCGATGAAAAAGCAAGGTTGCAAAAAGAACAACGTGCTTTGAGAAAAGCGTATATGCTTTTGAATAGTGACTACGGAAACGATGTGGCCAATGCTGATGCTATGCGGTTCGTATACACCGTGGACAACGATGTGACCAAAGCAATCGCCGGGATTCAAAAAGGATTATCTTCAACTGAAAAAGCAACTGGGTCTTTCTTACCTAAGGTATTGAAAGTATTGGGTACAGGTGTAGTTCCATTCACAAAAATTCCTACGAACTATGCGGTGGAATTGATGGAATTCTTGATCCCAGAATACGCGTTGTTTAAAGTTGGAGTTCAAGGCAAGAAGCGTCTTACACGTATGCTCAAGGGCGATACTCGTACGGCTGAAGAAATTGAATCAGAAACTTTCAAGTCTAACCGTGAGATGGACAGAATCTTGGGTCGCGCGATTGCCGGGGCTACTATTCAGTATGTGGCAGGTGCAATTGCTCAGAGCGGCGCGGTGTCAGGATCTCCAGATGACGAGGAAAACAAAGGCAAAGCACGTACCTTAGCGTACAAATTCGAACGCCCTTATTCTATCAACATTACATTGTTGAAAGCCTTCTTTAATGGAGAGCGTCAAGATGGTTTGTGGGATCCAGAAAATGATTTGATTGTTGACTATCGTTCATTTGGCTTGTTCGGTGCTTCTTTGTATTTGCAGAACAAATTTTCTAAGGAAAGCGGTAAAGAGCCAAACACAGAATTCGCAAACCGTGGTGTATTGGAAAAGGCTAACAGCATGTTCTTTGGTAACTTTGGAGACGCGGGGGAATATATTCTTGATCAAACTTTCGTGAGAGGTATTAATTCATTCGCCAAAATCCTTACCGAAACTGACGAAGATAAGTTGGCATCTTCTTTGGCTGACTTTACTATCACATTGACTGCGGGTATCTTGCCAAACACATTGAGTTTCATCGACAAGATGAACCGCAAGTATATGGTAGATTACGATGCCAAAGAGGCTCCGTCATTCAAGGCGTTTGGTATGGAAGTAGAAAGCACATTCGCAACAACTTACTGGACCAAAATGGCAATCAAGTTGTCAGAAAGATGGCCTATGGGAGATCCCACTAAATTTGTGGACTTGCCATTTGTTGAGTCTCAGTTCAATGAGATTCCTGTAAAGGTTGACCCATTTGGTATACCAGTGCTTCAAACACCAGAAGGGAGTGTAATGGGCAAATTCCTTTACAACACTTTTGATGTGACCAAGGCAACTAGAGGTATTGCAGGATATGATGTACCCGATTGGGAAGCGTTGGTATACTACGCTACTAAAAAAGGTGAATTTTGGGATGCGATTCCAAGTCTGCCCCCACGCACTTTGATTGATGAGCGCGGAGTAAAATACAAGTTGAATCCAAACGAATACAACAACTATGTAATGTTCAATGCTCTGAAGCGTCGGGAGTTGGTAGAAAAAGCCTTGATTAAAAATGGCGTTTACAAAAGGTTCATCGACATGGAGTCTGAATTGAACATGGATCAAATTAACAAAACGCCTAAGACAGGAAAGGGCAATGTGTTGTTTGGTTATGAGCAACTTGGGGCGGTGTTGAGTACCGTTTACGCAGCGGCAGATAAAGCCTGTACGTTGGCTTACTTTGATTTGATTAGTGCTGAGCGTGAGAAAATGCGTAAAGACCAACCCGATAAGTACAAAAAGTTGATTGACGATGAATCTAGATCGGTTTACGGCAAGGCAATCAGTGATAAAATTTATGGAGGTTTGGATGAATCATCAGCAACTGACAACTACAAAGCAACTGCTGTGCGACGTGTGAACAACGGAAAGGTTTCTTACCCATATAAAATTGACGAACAATCCGTGTGGACCAATATTACACAGGAAGAAATTTCCAAATATGTGACTGGCACCATGAAAGATTTGCGTAATTTTACGGTGAAAAATCCTATTGTTCCCAAGACAAACACAGTTACTTTGAAAGATGGTACTCAGATGGTGGTAGAAACGCCAATCGCAAAACCAACAGTAAAGGCTGGGGCGTCAGAACAAAAGGGTGGAGGTAAGCAAGTTACACTATCTGATGGCACAGTAATGATAATTGACTAATGTTTGAAATAATAATTAAATAAAGTATCTTTGATCTATGCCTTTAACTATTAACACCGCTTCATACAACACCAAAACTGGCATGTATGTTACCGAGACAACTGGTGATTATAATGCTGTAACTAACCCAGGTGGGTTTGGGGCTCCAAACCCTACCCGTGCGAATGTTACATCGATCATATTTGTAATCACTCAGCCAGACGGCTCGGTTGTAACGATGGATGTACCATCTACTTTTGTTACAGGGCCATCGTATGCGTATGATGTTGTAAACACCGCAAGTGGCGAGGAAGCCACTTTGATGGATGGCGTGTATAGTGTTTTGACAACTTACACGGCTTCAGTTGGAGGTCCATATACAACTACTGAGTACATCTTAAGGGATTACGATTTGCGTTGTGCGATGGGGGCATTGGCATTGAAAGACATGAAAGGCACCGAGTATCAGCAATTAAAGTTAGCATATGATAGAATGGCACAAGCATTTGCGTGTGAAGATTATACTTTGACTCAAGAGTTGATGGATGATGCCAATGCATTGCTTGATGATTGTAACGGAACATATTTCAACTGCGGTTGCGGTTGCTAATTAAATCAAAATGACAACGACTGAAGTTGGAAAAGCATTTTTGGGTCTCAGAAAATACTTCTGTGAAATTCAAACCAAGCGTTTAACTGCATTGCAGTATGATATCGCATGTGAGGGAGTAGAAGATTTGGAACAAAAACTTCTGTACTACATGTTTGTGTTTGAAAGTTTAGATTGTTTTACTGAGGACGAATTAGAAGTCGTAGTAAGTAGAGCCAAAAGAGTAAGTGCAAATTGTGGATCATGTTCAGTTTCAGATGCTGAGATTGCAGCGTGGTTATTAACCGCAGAGGGAATATACATTACAGGTAAAATATAATAATTATGAGTTATACAAGACAACAAATCGAAGCAGCCGTTAAAGCAAAAGGCTACAAGTATTTTGAAAACGGTGATTTCAACATCAATATCATCGGTATTCGTAATTCATCTACTGGTAAGAAAGTTACCAATGTATTTGACGACCACTTGACTCTTTCTTACAAAGAAGGTGGTGTTTGGAAATTTTTAATTTGGCCTGCGACCACTGATCCAGGAACTAAGGGGGTTAAGGAATTCCACAACGCAGCAGGTGTTGCTCGTTTGGTTCCCGGCCAATACCCTGGTTCACACCATTTGGGTTTACACCAAGGTAAGTACGAGGCTTTAAAACAGAAGGCTAACGTAAAAGTTTACCGTGATGCCAACCGCGATATGACTTACGATGAGTCTAAAATCCAAGAGGGTATTTTTGGAATCAACATCCACAAGGCTGGAGCCGATAGTCAGACTGTAGAAAACTGGTCTGAGGGATGTCAAGTATTTAAGAAAGCCGCTGATTTCGAAGCGTTCATGGTTATTTGTCGCAAAGCCGCACAATTGGGAGGAAATTCTTTTACTTACACTTTGATTGAAAGCAAAGACATTGTAACTGAAAAAAGTACTACTGCTTAATTCTGCGGTCTCAGATGGCAACACCACTGGAAGTAATAGCGTCCGAATTACTTAAATCTGCCATCGATGCAGAGAAACTATTTGGCAAAACAAAAGACCAATCCTACAAGGACAAGGCTGTTCGTTTACGCAGAATAGTTGTTAACTTACAAGAGTTAACAATCGGCACCAGTAGTGTTGCCACACTAAATGATTTAACTGATGTAACGATCAGTGCCCCGGCTAACGCACAAGTACTAACCTACAACTCCACCACAGGACAATGGGAAAATCAAACTCCTGCTGGCGGTGGCGGTGGAGGGGACATGAGTAAAAGCACCTACGATACAGACAATAGTGGAATCGTAGACAAAGCAGAAGCCTTAATGACCTTGGGGAGAAACTCTACAGGGGCGACTTTATATAAAGGTACAGTAATCAGAATCCAAGGTTCGACAGGGCACCTTCCTAACTTTGTAAAGGCCCAGGGTAACAACGATGCTAATTCAGCACAAACCTTTGGTGTAGTTGCAACGGACATAAACAACAACTCAGATGGGTATGTTATTGTTCAAGGAACGATTGATACTTTAGATACTCGTTCAGTAGCGACACATCCTTTTACAGACGTTACTCTCGTAGACGGAGACATTCTTTACCTTCACCCTACAATTCCTGGATATCTTACGAACGTAAAACCTTCGGCTCCTCAGCACTTAGTTTACGTAGGGGTCGTAACTAGAACCTCTCCGACAAACGGAACTATAGTTTATAGAATTCAGAACGGATACGAGTTATACGAACTTCACGATGTAGCCATTGCCTCAGAAGTTAACAACGACCTTTTAGTTTATGAATCTTCTACGGATTTATGGAAGAACAAAAGCATATCTACCATCTTTGGAGGTACTCCTTTGGTCTCAGTTCCTACCCTAGCTCAAGTAACCACAGCAGGGAACACCACCACCAATGCCATTACTGTAGGTGGGCTTGAAGTTAAGTCTGGGGCAATTTATGTAGCAAATACCGGAAATCACACCGCACAAGGTTATACGTTTAGAATTTGGAGTACATCCAATAACTTCACTTTAGATTTAAATGGAACTGGTAGTATAACACATCAGCAAGTTTTAATATTCGGCATTGGGAACGCTACTTCATACAATGAAGCCATGAGAGTAGCATCAACAAGGAACGTTCTCATAGGCACTACTACCGATGCAGGATATAAGTTAGATGTTAATGGAACTGCTAGAATAGTAAATAAAACAAACATAGGAAGTGAGACTGTTTCTCAAGGATCATTATACATTGGACATAACGGAACAGCTGGTGGAAGTAATGGAACCTCAACTGTATTCTTCGTGTCTCAGTTTGGAAACTACCCTTATAGACTAGGAGCTGAAGGTAACGGATATGACTTTTACTTAAGACAAGCAAATGGAGGTCAAGGGAGTATAAATATTGACTTTAGTGGATTAAATAGTATTTCTTACAACATAACAAATACAAATGTATTAAATCAGTCTTTTGGAAAAAGCGTTGTTATAGACGCTAAAACGAGCCTTAACTCCTACTTAGCAATGGGAACACGCTTTGGGTTTAGCGACTCACTTACAGCAGGCGATAGTCCGTTGATATTCTTTAGATCAATGAGTGGCAGTTACTATGATAAAACATTAGATGCTGCCGTTACTATTCGCAATGGTTTACCAACAGTTGCCGATAACAATATCACAAAGAATACAGCATATTGGTACAGGAATGGTTACATTGGAATAGGAACTTCAACAACTCTCTCTGCAACTAATACATTAAAAGGCGCAATTACTATAAACCAAGGGACAACAATAGGGTATCAGAACCTAAACCCTGGAAGTTTGTCGTCTGTAATTACATCTGGAACATCTACAACTGTAACATTTACTCCAAATAACGGAAATGTAGTTCCAGGATATGACATTATTGTAGGAACAATTATCACAGCCAACGGAGTTAGTAGAAGAGTAACAGCAGTAAATTACCAAAGTGTCACAGTTGATAGCGCAGTAGATTGGAGTGCGGGGTATAACTATACATACAGAAATCCATACGTAAGTATAGCGGATGGATCTACTCCAATTTTCGACATACTACCAAGTGGAAACGTAGCAGTAGGTACAACAACAGGACTTGCTAAATTCACAGTAGCAGGCTCAATCACTGCGGCCTCACTTATTGCAAGAGGAGTATACTTCAACAACACTTTAGTAGCAGCAGCAAACAATGACGTATTAGTAGGACTAGACATCAATCCTACCTTTACTAATGGTGCGTTTACAAATGTTACAAGAAACTCGTTAAGAATACAAGGAAATAATGGTGGTAGCCACCCGTTATTGTCAGTATTAATGCCTAATAATACAACAACCACTTGGTTATCTGTTAGAAATACAAATGATTATTTAGTAGGCACTGTTGCTGCTGAGTTTGGTGTTGCAGGAACTGCAGGTTCTTTTTTTACGGGTACTGCACAGGGGGATATTGCTTTTAAAGCATACAGTCAAGCAGGAACAAGTAAATTTTTTATCGGAGCAACAAGTGGGAGTGCTGCTCAAATAGTTTTATTCCCATCAACCAATAATGTATCTATAGGAACAACCACAGACGCAGGATACAAACTAGATGTAATCAATTAAATAATAATGGTTCATTGAATACAGGTGGAAATGTTGTTGCGACAGGTGCTTCAAGTAGGTTAGGTAATTTTAGTATATTAACAACAGGTAACGCTTCTACTGGATTTGGTGTTTCTACTGAAGAATCATCTGTTAATTTTCAAGGAGATACGTTAGGAAGTACAACGATAGGCTCTCAATTTACATTTAGAAAATGGAATAGTACCACTGCTGCATTAAATTTTATAAATTCTGGAATTATAAGAATTACAAAAACAGGTTTTAATAGTGGTAACGTAAATAACTTATCGGGAAATACTTTGTGGATTGAACCAACGTATAATTTTAGCAATGCTTTAATTACGGGAACAACTGTAAGGGGTATTTACTACAATCCAACGCTTACAAGTTTAACCAATACTACCCACTACGGAATACATACAACTTCTGGAGGTGCTTATATTAATACAGCGTCACCAAACGCTTCGGCTGCTTTACAAGCCGATTCTATAACGCTAGGATTCTTACAACCAAGAATGACCAATGCACAAGCATTAGCAATAGTTACACCTGCTACTGGTCTTCAAGCATACGATACCACCAACAACAAAAACTTAGTCTACAACGGAACTCTTTGGCAGAACATAGCAACTGAAAGTTGGGTAACAGGTCAAGGATACATTACTTCTCAACCTTGGACAGTAAGTGGAAGCGACATTTACTACAATACAGGCAACGTAGGTATAGGAACAGCATCTCCGCTTTATAAACTTCATGTATCAGGTACTGCTGGAGATATAGTCTATATATTAGCAACTTCTAAACTTCATATAAATGGAGCTGATCCATTTTTAAGAGTAAACAATGTTGGAAGTGCTAATACACACGGAATAAAAATTAGTTATAATTCTTCTGATACTCAAGGATTTCACTTATTATATAATCCAGCTTTAGCGGTTGCTTATTTGGATAATACATACCTAGTTACCTCTGGACAACCTTATGGAGACATATACTTCAGGCAAAATGTTTCTGGTACCATGACTACCAGAATGACTATTAAGGCTGAAACAGGCAATATAGGTATAGGAACAACAACACCAACAGACAAACTACACATCGTAGACAACACCAATGGTAATAAGTTTGCAAGGATCAGTGCTGGTGGAAGTGATGCGAGTGCTGCATGGGTTGCACAGAACGACCAGGTCGACAACGTAGTGTACCGTGTGTTCAGTTCTGGAGTTTCGGGGTCTCAGATGGGAATAGCGTTAGCACGCAGTGCATCGTTGATGGCCAACCTCGGAGGAAGCGGTAAGTTCTTGCTCGGAACATACTCCAACACCGACTTTGTGATGGGTACAGGTAACGCAGAGAAGATGCGTATCGTAGACTCAACTGGTAACATACTCATTGCAACCACAACCGACCTAGGAAATAAACTAGAGGTAAACGGTGAAATAAACTCAACTGGATACAAAATAAACAATGTTTTAGGCTACACAGGCATCCTAAATATCCCAATGAATCCCCCTGGTCAGCAAAACGTTGATATACAGAGTGGAATTATCGTAAATATTTTCTAAATTTGTGTTATGATCAAGATACAAGATGTAATCGTACCAACTAAGGGAACAGCAAAATACTTCAATGTTATTGCATTGAACTTCCCAATGAACCCTAGTTCAGTTACTTTTTACTGGCAGATTTTTTCAGAGGTATCTGAGCCCGCAGATCAATCGGACGAGCAACCAACACTGAAACCTGGTGTATCGTTGATGGACGGCAACTTAACAATGGATCAAACAACTTACAATTCATGGAACAACGATGACACTTATGTCATTGATTGGGCCTTATCGCAACTCGGATTTACTAAAATTTAAAACATGATAAACTTCAACAAAAACTTACTTGACCTCGAAGGAAAAGAAATCGAGGGAGCAAACATTGGCAAAATCGTAGCCCAAACACTGGTACAATCTTCAAAAGGAGACGCTTTAAAGTACTGGGGCTGGGCAACTAAAATGAATGCTGGCGAAGAATTGGACTTGGACAAAAGCGACACCGAGACACTCAAAAACTTTATTAAGGAGTCAGAAACATTGACTATCCTTACTAAAGCACAGGCGTTAGAGTGTTTTGAGTAACATGACCTAATATGAAACTCTCCCTTAGGGCATCAATATCACTGGGTGTGGCCATTCTGATAATGATGGTGTTCTTTGGGGTACAGAGTGCGGTTGTATTTGGATATTTCGAACCGTCATTATTAGTTATAGAATTTGGGTATGGTTGCATCATTGCTTTCATACCCTTTTTCTTTTTTACGCTCATTGAATTTGTTCGCAAAGCAAAATACAAATCGCAGTCTGTTGATGATACTTTAAAGGCAATCAACATATCAAACGCTTTGGTGGAGTTGGATTTGCAGGGCAATATTCTGAGTGCCAACAAAGTGTTTTGTGAAATTATTGGGTACTCGGTCTCAGAACTTAAAACGGTAAAACACCGACAACTCGTACCCGAAGTAAGCGACTACGATTACAAAATGTTTTGGAGAAACCTACAACTAGGTTACGCAAACTCTGGTGAGTTCCAAAGAATCAGTAAGAGCGGGGAAATTGTTTGGATATACGGTAATTATAACCCAATCAAAGATCCATACGGTGAGGTGTATCGCGTGATTAAGATTGCCTCAGACATTACTGACAAAAAGAAAATCGAAGCAGAGGTTGCCAAGAAAAACAGTTATCTGGAACACGCCGCCAAGATTCTACGTCACGACATGCATTCTGGAATCAACACCTACATCCCAAGGGGATTATCGTCGTTGAAGCGTCGCTTGAGCGAAGAGCAGATTAAAGAAATGCGTATTGAAGGGCCGTTGAAGTTAATCGAAGAGGGATTGACACATACCCAAAAGGTTTACAAAGGCGTTAAAGAATTCACCAACTTGGTGAAAAAAGATGCACAACTGGAGAAGACAGAGTGCAATTTGAAAGATATTTTGCAGTCTTATCTGTCATCTACTTCATATGAAAAACAAGTAGTTATCGATGAGATGCCTATTAAATTGGTCAATGAAAGTTTATTCTGCACCGCCGTGGATAACTTGATTCGGAACGGCCTAAAATATAACGATTCGCCAACGAAGATCGTTCGTATCTTTGTTGAAAACGGTTACTTTGTGATACAGGACAATGGTCGAGGCATGTCACAGCAAGATTTCGCGCTGTGGTCTCAGCCTTACACCCGAAAGGAAGGACAGGAAGAAGCAGGATCGGGCCTAGGACTTAACATCTGTACTGCAATCATGGAAGAACATGGCTTCAAAATAGAAGTTGAAAAGTTACAAGTAGGCACAAAAATAAAATTAAAGATATGATCGATTCTATATTACTGGTTGACGACGAGGACTTGTTCCATTTGGTGTTTGAAGATTCATGTTCATTATTGGACATCACGCTTTCTCTTCAGAGTTTGACTTCATCTGACGAGGCAGACCGCTTGTTCAAGAAGTGGTTCAACGAAGGCCCGGTAGAGGAAAGACCAGAGTGCGTATTTGTCGACCTTAATATCATCGGCTCATCTTTTGACGGAATTGAGTTGATTAGAAAGATCAATACCGAGTATGGCAATGGTGTGGTGATAGGAATCATCTCGTCTTCTGACGACAAGCAGGAGATTGAAAAGGCCAAAAAGGTGGGGGCTCAGTTCTGGATCATCAAGTCAGACGAAATCGAACCCCGTCTAGAGGCATTCCGTAACGACTACGACGGATACAAAAACAAGACTGCTCCCTTTAAAGTGTACAAGTGATAACCTTCAGCAAGGATACCTGTAATGAACTGATAGCGTTATACAAAACCAAAAAGATATCGCTAGAAGGAAATATCTTAAAAGTCATTAAGGGTGGAGATGCTGAGTTTTCAAAGTACATCGAGGAGGCAAAACAGCGGGACAACGATACTAGGCGGAAGCGATTAGAAATCACCAAGCAGGTCCAACAACAGAACAAAGATTTAACTGAGAGCCAGGCCGACAGGGACAAACTGATGGCTGAGTTACAGGTGTCTTTGGCGGAGTCAGAAAAACTAAAGAACGCGGCGGTTGAAGATTTAGAAACCCTACAGAAGCGAACTCAGTTTGAGTTGGTAGGATTGATTGTTAAGGTTGCATTAGGAGTAATCGGCACAGTTGCATTTTTGACATCTATTTTATACTTTTACGTCATATCTAAAGGATTGGATGCCAAGATCATAGAGAGCACTTGGTCAAATCTTTTTGGTATATTGCTGACGAATTCGTTTTCTATAATAGGAACAATCATGGGAGTTAAATACGCATCTGGTGAAAAGGGGTAGTCAAGAGTGGATAGACAGTATGAATCGTGCCTGCGATAGCCTTGTGGACATGATGCATGCGAGTCATGTTGAGGAGATGAATGAAATCGATGATGTGAGCGCGATGCAATCCTCAACTGTAGAACCATTGGATACAGATGCTAACTGGTATATGGGGGCACAGAGTTATGTAGTGCCTGCATTTTTTGTGATCATGCTGACCTTATTTATTTTTGGCACGATGACATTATTGGACACTCGCAAGGCAAATAAAAATAAACACAAGTTGAAAGTTTTGGATTTTTTGGAAGACGATAAACAATCAAAATAAAAATTAATTATATTTGTATTATGCAAGAAATATTCTCACGCACATTAGACTTTCAGAGCGGTTTAACCGGGTGTAGAGTCATCTCCAATACATCAGCAAACACTGGAGGATTCCAAGGTTTTGTGGTGAATTCAGACGCTGTTGTTGCTCAAGTATTAAATTCTGCGGGATCAGATATTACTTCTGCTCTTGGACTCACTGGAGTAACTATTAAACAAGGAATGTTGATTACCGCTGCTGAGGGTGCATTCTTCTCTTCAATTACATTGACCAGCGGTAGTGTTGTTGCTTATCTGAAATGATAGGAATTGGGTTAAATATTGGCAATCGTGTAATGGGCGGTGGAGGCGGTGCTCCTGCTTTTGACGTAGACGCTCAAGCCTTCTTTGACCGCGTAACCACTGCGGGTGGGACATTGTCAGAAACCGAAAAAACTGCAACCAATCAATTGGTACTTGATATGAAAACTGCGGGTATTTGGTCAAGTATGAAAGCCGTTTACCCAATGGTGGGTGCAAGTGCGGCAGCGTGTGCACAAAACTTAAAGAGCAGTTCTTTTACGGGTACATTTAGTAGTGGTTGGACTTTTGCGAGTACGGGGGTAACGCCAAATGGTGGGAGTGCGTTTATGAATACAGGTTTAAACATTGGTACAGAATTAACACAAACAAATTCACACGCTTCTTTTTATTCAAGAACTGCAAGTGATACCAGTCCCTATCCTACTGTCCTTGGTGCTTATGGTAATGGCTCATATACTCGGGCAATTGACTTGTATATTCGTAGACCAACGCCAGGCGACAAAGGAGGAGGACAATTGGGTAGTTTTACGACATCGGTAATCAATTATACAGAAACCGATGCACGAAAATTTGCTATATTATCAAGAACGAGTGCAACAAGTTTGAAGTATTACACGACAGGAATTTTAAGAGATACAAACACAACAAGCGACACAACTGGATTCGGTAGTGTAACTGCTTACATTGGTGCAGGTAATTTTCAAAATCTTTCCGCACAAAACTTTTCAATTTTACAATGTGCTTTTGCTTCCATCGGTGACGGCTTAACCGACACCCAAGCATCCAATTTCTACACCGCAGTACAAGCGTTTCAAACAACCCTTTCAAGACAAGTATAATGTTAGGTTACACACTTACACCCGAAGAAAAGGATTTGATTCAAGGGCAGTATTACACGCCTTATCAATTTTTTAATTGCGTTCAAGACATTAACGGAACTTGGTTTTTGTTTCTTTCCGATGAAGACAAACCCGAAGTTGCAATAACCGAATACGCTTGGGTTTTAGATTTACCCGAAGCCGAATACATACCACCACCAGCACCGCCATTCCCACCTACTGAATAATGACTGCTCCAAAGATAAAACCCAACGCGTTCCCGGTTTCATTTGATCAATTCAAGAAGAACCCAATTGCTGCTGTAGCATTTTGTATGCTAGTTGCTGTTTCATATTTGTACTACGATGTAAAGACTGGTTATTCAGCGCAGATTGAGAATGCTAATGCAAAGATCACAGCGTTGGAAATAAAGGTAGATAGGATGAGTTCAGCATTAAAGAAATCTGACTCCGCCCTCGCTGCCGCCATTACTGAGTTGAGAATCATCAACACCGTCAAAAAGTTATGAAAAACATACTACTTATATTCTGCGCCTTGTTTTTGATGGGAGAATTGATCTTCCCAGTAAAGGCATTGAACTCTCCGAACATCGATGAGATCGAAGAGATGTTAAAAAAGGTTGAGAACAACATGAAGATGGCTTCTCAAGTCGTGTCTGTCGCCAAAGAAAAAGGTGAAAAGTTGGTAGAAACCAAAGTAGAAGAGAAGGCAGAATTGAAAGAAGCCGTTCTTACTGCTGAGGCCAAGGTCGAAGTAATGGAAAAAAAGAACGAAGTTTTCATGCAGAGAATGGTAGAAGTTGGGTTAGATACCAGCACGGTACCTGTTGAAGAGGCAAAGTTGGCAGGACCTGTCTATGACGAATGGTTACAGTACAGAAAGAACGGTGGGGAATCAGATTTTGAGTACTACCGTTTGTACAAGAAATAGTTTGAAAATTGAATTCAAAGTTATATTTTTGATATATGAAAAAATTAATTGGATTTATTAGCGGTATGTTTACCGATGAAAAAGGTAAACCATCCTCTAAGAGATTCGTTGGAATCGTTGCTGGGTTGATGTTATGCGTCACCATGTATGAAAACTCATTTACTGAGGCTCACTTTGCTCCTGCTGAATCATTGGTGAACGCTGTTGCTGCTTTGGCATTCGGTTGTTTGGGTTTGGCTAGTGCTGACAAATTCTTCGGAAAGAAGTCTGATGGCGAAGGATAATCCCATACCAAAGACTACCAAAGGCAAAAGTGCCAATTACCTCCCCACTAAAAAGGGGGCGGGGATGACGGCTAAAGGCGTTGCTGCCTATAGAAAAGCAAATCCTGGCTCTAAATTAAAAACCGCAGTGACTGGCGAGGTAAAGGCAGGAAGTAAAGATGCAAAGAGACGCAAGTCTTTTTGTGCTCGTAGCGCAGGGCAAATGAAGATGTTCCCCAAGGCGGCCTCAGATCCTAATTCAAGACTGAGACAGGCCCGTAAAAGATGGAAGTGCTAATGTTTAACTGCAATTTTGTACAACAGAAATTAATGGAGATGAATGCCAAGACTCCAAAACAAGGGGGCAAAATAAAGGTAAAGAAAAATAAACCAAAAAAATGACGCCAAAAAAACCTATGGCAAAAAGCACCAAGAAGGTGATGCCAGCAAAACCAGTTAAGTCGGGCAAAATGTCAACTGCCCCTAATAAAAAGATGAGTTCTAAGTACGGAACAGAAGGTACAGGAACTGCCCCAAAAGGAACTCCTGTTTATAGTCGTTCTGCCCCCACCAAGTCTTATCAAGATAGTATGGCTGCCTATAACAAATACAAAGGTAAAGCAGCAGGTGCTGAAAATCTTAAACCCAAAGGTGCTCCAAAAACCTTTGTAAAAATGAAGAAATCATGAAACCCAAAAAACCCGTAGTCGGACCAGTTACAAAAAAGGTAGCCAAGAAGGTTGCTCCGAAAGTACCAATGACATCGGCAGGAACTGCTGAAGCAAAGGCCGCTAAGAAAAAATCAATGATGAAGACTGTTGGTACTGCTATTGGCGTGGCGGGTGCTACTGTTGGATCAATGTTGGCAGATGCTAGATTTCAACGTGGTGCCGAAAGAATTCGAGGCAATAGAGCCAATGTAAAGGTTTCTCCTAAAGATGCCTGGAAAGCAGGTAAGAATCAAAAATCAACTAAGAAAAAACCATAATCATGCCAAACATTAAGGAGAAAGTACGTGCCGTAAAAACCAAAACCAAAGCGGTTGTTGGTGCCAAAGTTAAAAAGGTTGGTACACTTGCTAAACAAGAGGCTCGTGGTGCTAGTGTAAACGCTCGTCAGAGGGTTGCTGATATGCAAGACGACAACACTCTTGGATATGTAAAGCGTCAAGGTCGTGTTAGCGCAAGACGTGCTGAGCGTGTTAAGCGTTCTTATGAAAGAAATATAAGCAGTCCTACTGCTCCCAAATACAAAGGAGAGAACTTGCCAGGAAGCAAAAGAAAAGCTATTCGTACAATCAACGAAAGTCTTAATACGAAATTGCAGGGTAGAGAGCGTAAGAAATTGGCTAAGGCATATTATGCTGATTTGAAATCAAAACCAAAGACAATGGAAGAGATGCGCAAACAGAACAAAAAGAAATCTAAACAAGCATCTAAGTGTATTCCTGGAGGAAAAGGAAATAACTTGTGTTTGCCACAAGGTCGTAACAATGAAGGAGGATTTTAAGAAATGAAAAAACCAGTAAAAAAAGCCGTAGGTAAGAAGATTTCTGAATATGGAGGTATGGAAAAGTACACTTCTAAAAAGGCTGAGATGAAGCATGAAAAGAAAGAGGGTAAGAAGGTTGAAGCCAAAGAGAAAATGATGTATTCTAACTTGAAAAAGAAGAAAAAGTAATGGCATACGGCACTAAAAAGCAAAGATCAACTATCGTTAAGAAGGCGGTTGCTGGTAAAGACTTAGGAAAGAAAGGTAAAGAATTCAAACCTATGGCTCAAGCAGTCGCTAAATCTTACGAGAAAAAGGGGATGTCTTCCGCTAAAGCCGAAGCAATTGGTAAGGCAACTGCGGCCAAAACCATGTGGAAAAAACTCACTAAGAAAAAGTAATGGCTGGCAAGGCAAAAGTAAAAACTTCCAAAGAAATTGCTAAGTGGAAACCAAAAGCAAAGGTTCGCCGCCCGGGTGTGGTTTCTAAAAAGAAGAACAGCAAACTCAAGTCAAGTAAAAATTATCGTAAGGCTTACAAAGGTCAAGGATGAAAGACGCTTGCTACACTAAAGTCAAAGCAAAATATGCTGTATTCCCTTCTGCAAGGGCATCTCAAGCAATTGCCAAGTGTAGAAAATCATCTGGTACAGTACGAAAAACAAAGGCTGGTTCAGATTTAAAAAGATGGGGAGCAGAAAAATGGGTAGATACTAAAAGTGGCAAAGCCTGTGGAGCAGGTGGATCTAATGAGTATTGCCGCCCATCAAAAAGAGTATCATCAAAAACACCAGTTACAAAGTCTGAATTAAGCCCATCAAAACTCGCGGCAAAGAAAGCCGAGAAATCGAGAGTTGGAATGGGTAAAAGAGTTACAAACGTAAAAAGAAAATGACGGAAGGTTTTTTATTCGGGGTAATATTCTGTATCTTTTTGTGGCTTATGGGGTATGCTGTTGCTAGTTATAGACACAAATCATGAAATTTATCACGCCAATTTTACTAGTGATTCTGATCGCTTTGCTGGGGTATCAGACTTTTGTAAAGGAAGAACCAGACACCAAGAGTGAAATACTACACTTCTTGGATTCAATTGAAAAGCACAACGAAGTCGTATTCAGCAAAATAGATTCGCTAGACCGACTGAAGCACGAGGAATACAAAGTCTACGAACAACTCAATTTAAAATATGACACGATTCAAATTGCTATTGACACTATGCCTGACATTGATGGCACAAAATATCTACTCACAATCAGTAGACAGCTTACCGCTAAAGGAGTTGAATAATGAATTCCTCAAAGGAATAAAGGCCCGGGAGCGTGTGGTAACTCTGAAGACCATCATTCAGTTGGACAGCCAGCAACTGAGTTTGTACAAAGATACCATTGTTCCCAATTACAAAAAGGCATTGGATACCTGTAAGTATGAGATCGTTCGTTTGAACGGAGTCATTGATCGTAAGGACCAAGCCATGAAGTTTTACAAGTACGGGTTTATTGGAACCACTGTACTTTTTATTTTAAAATTAATTATTTGACATGAGTTTTGAGACAAAAGTAAATCCCAGTTATTACAAAAATGGGAAGGTAGAATGCATTGATGCGATTGAAGCAGCGACAATTAACAAATCTGGGCTAGAAGCCTATTGCACGGGCAATATTATTAAGTATCTTTGGAGATGCGAGGAAAAGAATGGTTTAGAAGACATTGCTAAAGCCAAGTGGTATTTGGATAAACTATATGATCACATGAATAAAAATGAATAACTTAGAATCACTATTTAAAAAACTAGAGGAATTGGTGGCTTGGAACGATTACTATCACCAGCAACACAACCCAATTGAGGCCAACAAAGTTCAAAAAGAAATTGAACAATTAAAGAAAACAATTACAGAAATAAAAAATGGACAAACTAAAAGCGTTTCTCAAAAAGGTCAACATAACTGAGGAAGAAGCGATTGATCGCCTTCAAGTTCAGATGTTTGATCCAGCCAAAGATTTCTATGGAACTTTGGTATCGGCATCTCGTCAGTTGATGGATGCTGTCAAAAGCAAAGAAATTGATTTAGATGACCCTTACTACAAGGCTTTGTTCCAGTTGCTACAGGCAGGGGATAAAATCAATAAGAGTCTGAAACTCGCCCAATTAGAGGCGTACCCGAGCGAAGAAGTAGTCGATAGTGAAGTATCATTTATCGATCGCATGGCAGGTAAGAAAAAATAATGGAGATCCTAACTAAGCAGAAGAGTTCGAAGTTCGTCTACGAGGATTGGGCGGCTAAACATTTGATTAGCCCACATGCTACTCGAAAAGAAAAGGACATCTGGTGGAACACCGAGATGGAATTCTGGCGTACTGGTAGGTTTGGATTGACAGGTGCTCAGTACTTTTTTCTGAGTCAGGCTACAATCAAGGAAGCCACGGGTCTCAGAATCAAACCTATCTGGCGTGACTTGGACGATTTGATTTACCAATCTTACGACGAAGCCCGAAATACATACTGGGATTTGATGGTTACCAAACGACGTGAGGCAGGTTTGTCTTTGACTTTTGGTGGGGTGATCCCTGTATGGATATCACTGACCAATCCCGGGTCAACTTCTCTGCTAACATCCGCGGATAAAACGCGACTCGAGGAAATGTTTAAAGACAAGACTCGTGTAATCTATGATGGCTTGGATGATTACATCCGCCCTTCGGTTATTAGTACACGTCAGAGTGGTTATTTGCACATGGGGCAGTTAGATCAAAAGACAGGAGCAATCTCTGGTCTAGACTCAAAGATTATTACTCGTGACACAGTTGACAGCCCACAGTCATTGGAAGCGTTTCGTGCGATGCACATCTTTTTGGATGAGTTCTTTCTTCACCCAAAGGCAGACGTAGTGTATCGTTCGGCACAGGCGTCAACAAAGAAAGGATTTATGAAAGTGGCTCCTATTGTTATGGGAGGAAGTGCCGGGGAATCTTCGGTGATAGGTCAGAAGAAAGGAGCAGAACTTTGGCGGAATGCGGAAACTATTAAGATGCTCACAGTTTTCTTACCTGGATGGATGGGTATTACAGCGGCCCCAGAAATCGATTCAAAGGGTAAAGAAACAGGAAAGATAATTAACTTCTGTCCTAATGGATGGAGTGATGAAAAGATTGCTACGGAGTGGATTCTGAGAACCCGAGACAATTTAAATAAACTTGAGGATAAGAGTTTCTTGGATTCGTTCATCAAGCAGTATCCATTGGATATCCAAGAAGTATTTAGTGCCAATGCCAAGGGTGCTTTGCCTGCTGACGTGATGGCTAAACTTAACGAGCAGGAAAGAATTATTCTAGGAAGTCCCCCGCCAATTGAAAAGTGTAATCTATCGCGCGATGTAAACGAAAAGTTGCAGGTCACTCCGATTCAGAATGGCAAGATTTTGATTTTAGAGCGTTACAATCCGCTTCACAAATACATCTGTGGCATGGACCCGATTCCATTCGTTTCATCGAAGTTGAATGATGGGTCGGACAATTGCATTGTGGTTAAGAATATAGACACCAATCGATATGTAGCATTCTACAAAGAGCGCGCGCTGGACCCAGATATCATCATGCACAATAACATTTTACTTCAAGATTATTATGGTAAGGCAAAAGTGATGATTGAAGTCAACCGGGGAGGGGTAATTCTAGATCACTACAAACAGCGTAATAGACTCGATCTTTTGGCTCCTAGACCATCACTACTGGGAAAGGTTTTTATTAGCGGAGAGCGAACCTTTGGTTGGTATAAGAACGACCATACGGGGGAGAGAGCCAACTCTTATATTATTGATTACTTCAGAAAGTACTGGGACTCAGTTTACTTCATGGATATTATTGAAGAGGCCAAACTTTACCTTGTAGATAACACGGATATCGTGGATGCAATGGTCTCCGCAGAAATCTATCACCGCCAGATCATTGAAAAAGGTAAACGGGATACTGGACCAGAGTTAGAGGTCAAGAAAATCCCGTTCATAGAAATGGTAGACGGCCGGGCGGTCAGAGTATGGAAAGAGATTCGTGTGGAACGACAGTAGTCATAATTTCCTCTTTTAACCTTCCGTAAACTTTAGCATATTGTTTTGAGGAGTGCATGAAATTTTCATGCTGGTTACAAGAGTGAATCACTGTGCTATGGTCCTTTCTAAATATTGTTCCAATCTTTTCGTAGGTGTAGTGTAATTCGCGCCGCATATAATACATTACATGTCTTCGGCAATCAACGAACTCCCCTTTTCTGGTGTTGCCGCAAAAATCCATGATGGTGATACTATGAATAATGCACGCACAATCGATGATCTGTTTGTCCAGAGTCTTTAAAACATTGTAGGTGATGACCATGCTAGGTCGCTTCGCTTTACCAGTGATGGGGTTTAACGTACGGTTTTTGTACTTTAGATACAAATGATTTTTATTAATCGCGCGAACGATGCGGTTTGTTTCTAAGGAGTCTAGGTCAAGTTGTTTGACCACTAATTCCAATATTTCAGCGGTAAATTCTGCTACAGTAGGCATTTAAAATAAGGTTAATTGTTTGGGTTCGACTTCATCGATAATTTTGTAACACTCCCGAAAGTAAAATTCGTAATGCAGATTGTAATCTTCAAACTTAGGTACGCTAAAGTACCGATTGAACAAGACAGTTTTTTGATTGGCTAGTAAATGGTGTACTCGTCCATCTTCGCACACTTTGAAGGATGTGCCTCCGTCTTTCGTTGTCGAGTAAAACCGAAGAACTTTGCCGTGATTCTCCGTAATAACTGTGTTTTCCTTCGAGTAGTTGTACTCGGCATGCCAGCCTTTAGTCGCTTTATATCTTCCACAAAAATCATATATGTTGGTGTTTTCTTTTACTGTTTTTTCTATTGGGATGTTTTCTAAAAAGTATTTTTCTAATGCTTTGGGTACTACTAAGAATGAATTGTCTTTGTGAAAGTCTTTTACGGTTTCAAATATACCTTTTCGTTTGATTTCTTCCTTCATGGAAACCGCTAAATAATTATTTACGTTGAAAATAACCATCTTTTTGTAGTCACTGCTTTCTAAAATTAAGCCAGTCAGTTTCATAAATCTAGTATTGATGGCTTCCAGAATCTTTACGCTGGATCTATTGCATCGTATGGTGATACCATCGGTGTTGATCTGTAAGATTTCAATGTCTGGCACCCCATCCGCATACCACTCGGCCAGCATCGCCAGAGTCAACTGCCCATTCAAGGTGATGCTGTAGAAGTAGTACCTGTCAAAAAAGGCACTCGTTGACTCCCCTGTCTTACCAAACACCCCGTTCAAACTGAGTTTAAACCCAGCATCCTTTACTTTGTCCTTGGCCTTTTGGGCCTCGACCCTCTCATCAAACAACTTGCGATACACATTGATGAATACATCTTTGGGGATGTGCTTAGGGTGAAGTCCATTTTGAATGGCAAGGTTGGGGTAATAGGATTTCACATCGTAGTCAATGATGATTTTTTCATCGTCAGAATCATAGACCCCGGGCGTTATGCATCCGTGTATCCCGCCTACTCCGAAGTCGTATCTGAAGCCCCGGTATGTCACGTTGTACTTTAATTTGTTGGTATCGTTGACCACCGTCCACCGAACTTTTTTAAGGAGTTCGTTAAATTCATCGCTATTGAATTTGATGTAGGGCAAAATGCATCTGTTCAAATCAATTTCCTTGTCGAACTTAATTTGTGATTTTAGTTCGTTGCGACTCAGCCCACTTTCTTTCTTGATATACTGTAGAAATATCTCCTCCCCGATGGTGATGTCTGGAAAGTTGATCATGTTCTTTTTGTAAACCCTGCTTAACTCTTTACGGAACTCAATCTTGTCAAGGTTTACTTCGTAGAATGCTTTGGTAGAGAGTACGTCGTTGCGGTTGTACTTAATTACCTCCTCGATTAGATCATCGGGGACAGGCTCATTAAATTTCAAAGGCATGTCTTGTACATTCTCCCAGTAAATACTACATTGTAGGGCTTTCAGTGAAGTACTACGAGCCTTGTTGTTGTAGTGATTGATGAGGAACAGGTCAATTTCATACTTTCCTTGGAACTTTTCCTTCTTTTCGTTTTGAATGTATAGTTGAACTTGATTGTAAAGCGAGTTGAGTATTTGCTGGGGGCTCAGTTTCTGAAATAACGAGTAATTATTCATCACCATTTCAAGTACCGGGGCATCAAAGTACAAGTTATTAAAGCCAATTCGCAGTTTCGGTAGACAGTTGTAGTGAATCATCGCCTCTAAATCGTTGCGAGATTCGTGAATCACGAAGAGTTTTTCTTCTCCTGTTTCAATATCAACATCAAGATAAGAAAAGAAGTTTGGGAATATTTCTATATCATAGACTACTGTCTTCATCTTTCATTTTGATTAAGTAATCGAAGAAATACATGCCATTCTCTATCAGATAGTAACTGTGGACATTGTGAGATCGCCTCCAGTTACGGCTATAAATTAAAAATTTGCAATCATTCATTGTCAGAATGAAGTGGTTGGGATGCAGAGAGCATTCCATATTCCTAAGGGCTTTTGCCGCGCTCTGCATACGGATGTAAGTATTGGGGTTGACATTGATATATTCAACTTCCATTTTCTTTCTAGAAATGAATCTCAGAGAACTCAGCAAAGAGGTTGTTGGTGTCATTGTAGTCGATTTCGTTAGTCCATATTTCAGTTTGTTCCTTGTATCTACCGCTAGGTAAATCAAAGTCCATTGTTACGTTACCTACTTTACCCATAAAGTAGTGCTTGATTTTCTGTACATGTATTTCTACAAGGCCAGTTTGATATTGGCGGTGCACCACAAATCCGTTGTCACAGACATTGAAGAAGTGGTGGGAGCCAGAGATATCGTAGAGACGGGGTACATCGTATTCATTTGTTTGGCTATTCTTACCCATCTTGCGCGGGTGAGCAATTAGAATGATCAGAACATCGTTGGTGAGAGCGAACTTTTTAAGTTTGACCAGCATCTTACCAATCTTTTCGTTCATGATTTCATCTTTGAAATCGTTCTCGATGTAGTTAAATGGGTCAAAGACTATGCAGTCAACTCCGCGCTGGCGTATCAGATTCTTAGCGATGCGTAAAAGGTTATCGATTTTGTAATCATCAAGGTTGTTGGTATCATAGAAATAAAACTTACTGTTAATTATTTCCAATGCTCTTGTAAATAACTCCTTGGGCATACGGTTTTGACCATGCACAGGCTTACCAGCAATTTGTTCTGCCATACGAATTGATTTCAATTTGTTGTCGTTTTCTGGGCTAAACATTCCGAACTTCCAGTTCTTACGACAGGCCAATCGAATACAAACTTGATCTACAAACGTGCTCTTCCCACTACCGGGGATGCCCGAGGCTACTACGAACTGTCCGCGCTTCCACGAAATCAGTTGGTCGAGTTCCAGATAATCCAGATTATCTCCTTTGGGGTAGCCGTTCTCATAGATAAAGTTTAATTCTTTGTAGTAATCCTCGACGCTACTAATTTCGGGGATAGGCAATGGCTTGGCTTTGTCTTTGATATCGATCAGTGCTTGCTTACCTTCGGCGATCAACGTATCGTTGGCGTCTTTGTGCTTACCGAAGTCAACGATAAACACATTGCTTGGCTCAAACCTACGAGATAAATCGTCAGATAACTTTTTGCCGGGGGCATCGTTGTCCGTTGCGATGTAAATTAGTTTGTCTTGGAAATACTGATAAGTGTTATCGAGCCACTCAAGATTATTGTTACCTGCGTTTGCACCTGCTGGACAACTGATGGCATAAGGAAAGCCACACTCATACCATACCATGGCTTCTTCTTCGCCCTCGCAAATGATGACTGTGTCAGAATCTTTGATCCCGTTCAAGTTATAGGGAATCTTTTTGGCTCCAGATACCATCTTGAACATCTTCTCTCTTGTTTTGAATTTGATGTTTACTAGTTCAAAGCCTTCGTAGTAGTTAAAACAAATGGTCTTGTGGGGTTTGTTATCCTGTGGCATCACTTCGATGCTCTGAGTGACCTTAAAATGCTTTACGGTTTCGGCACTGAGGCCCCGTTTTAAAAAATGCTGAAGCAACAAATCATCGGGGGCCGTCTCTTTGGGTTCTGGGCGGTTGTATTTCTGAATTACCACAGTTCCTTTCCATTGACAATGATGGCATTTGTACAACCCTTCGTCAATGTTTACCGAAAGCGATGGATCTGATGTCTTTTTGCGGGTGGCCGAGCACCGGGGACATACAGTTTTAATCACTCCACTATACTTACCCTTGGTATCAATACCAAGTTTCATTAAATCGCTTTGATAACTCATACAATTAGCGGTTTGTTTTGCCCTTTGGGTAAGTTCATAGCCCATCGCCCCGCGGCGGACTTCCAGACTTTCATTTTGTTTTTGCCGACCATCCAGCCTTTGCTGTCATAGAAGTAAACAAATTCCTGGGCATGTTTCATGGATTCATTTACGTTCAATTCAATGAATAAGTTAAACACTTCTTCTATTGTAGGGGCGATAAATTTCTTGGTGGCGGGGGTGTCAGATTTCATTGCATCTCTAATGAGTTGCTTCTTTTCTTCGGGTAAATTGACCTCAAGTAAGATGTTCGCAATGACGTGCAGTAGTTTGTCTGAGTTGTTCATTGTATGATTTTTAGTTTTAGTTTTTGTTTCAATAGTGGTTTGTAGTTTAGTCCGCTTTCCACAATATCGATTTGTGAAGAAGACAGCAAATCTAAGTGCGGAGATTCAATAATGCCAACAAATTCTAAATTATCCACAATGTCGCACCAATTTAATTTCTTAACATAGTCGATAAGCCCCAGCAAATCCACGCGCGGTATTTTGCTTGTGTAGGGCATTTCTTTATTGTATAAGAATCTGTTACGATGTTCATACACGTATTTGATCGGTATGTCAAAGACAAACCCGTTTTGTGTATAAATTCTAAAATTTACGGGGATTTCATATGAATTGGTCATAGATGTTGTTGTTTACAATTTTGATGATAGTGGAATGGTGAAATTGCTTGCCTGTCTTTGAGGTAATACCATCTTTATTCAAGTGTCTGGCGATTTCGCTGTATTTCATTTGCTTCTTACAGGTAAATATTTTACGGACAATTTTCATTTCGCTTTCATTTACCACCAGATTGCCATCGTTCTTATCAAAACCAAATGGTACGGGTCCGCAATAGACTTTGTTTTCTTTCTTGAGATACTTCATCACCGAAGAAATGAGTTCGCCTCTTTGGTTTGATTCAAACTCAGCAAACGCCGCGATCATTTGAAGCATTAATTTACCATGGCTGGTAGAAGTATCAAATTGAAAGTCCAGCGTATAAAACGACACCCCGAAGTTTTCTAAGAATGCTACCCATTTCAAAGTGTCTTTGGTGTTTCTACCAAAACGAGACAGGCTGTAAACAACTACGACGTCTACTTCTTTTCTTTTGACCATGTCAATCATCTTCATGAAGTCTGGGCGGTTCTCAAACTTTCTGCCTGAGACCCCCGGATCTGAAAATGTTGCTACAATTTCGTAGTTATTTAGTTTGCAGAACGCTTCGATGCGGTCCTCTTGGTTGTCTAACGACGAACCATCTTCTACTTGATTTTCATGAGAGACTCTCGTATAATAAACGGCTCTCTTCTTCGGTGAATGGTCCTTCTGTGGTAGTCTTTCGTTCGGGTACGGATTCGATTTCATTTTTCTTGACGTTTGATAAAATTTCCTTCATGATAAGTTGCAAGTACAATTTCTTTCCAATTTCATTGGCTTTGCAGAAAATGTCTATCGCTTTGTAGTTTTTAGGTGACAGTTGTACGTAGGCATAACTTGTCTTTTGATATTCTACCGCGCTACGTAAAAGCGACCGCCTGTTCTTGCTAATGTAGGCGTGCAGTAAGTCATCGGCCAGAGAGTAAAAATTACCATAGCCATTGGCATCTGCGATTTCTTTGAGTTTTTCCAATTGTTTTTCGTTCAATGTCATTTTTAAACTATGCTCATTGATTTTATATTTTCTGTCCATATCTGATTAAGTAGTGGATTAAGTATACGAGAATGACTATTACAACATTGAAAAGAAACGATTTTTTCGCTTGGTGCAAAGCATTGTCTCGTTTATTCCCAATCGTATATCGAGGTCGGGGTAACATAAATTAATCTAAAATTAAGTCGGAGGGTTGTGTTACCATGGTATACTAACCCTCCTTGGTAAATTGTGAAACGATTTCCCATTATACGAGGGTTAGTTTGTACAGGGTTTTGTTGATTAGGCTTAGCATTTCATCCATGATATTTTGAAGATCAGAAGAATACTTGTTCCGCTCACGAGCAATAATTTGCTTGAGTTTATTCAAGTGTTCAACTGGGTTCTCGGGCTTCAGAGGATCAATGGCCATGACTTCGATAGGTATTCTCCTGTTTTGACCGAAGTAATTCTCTGTGAATTCATCTGTCAGACCAAGGATACCTTCGTAGTATTCCCCTAAGGTTTGATGTTGTGAGTAAGAGGTTGTACTCCAATGTGCTAAATGCATAGCATCTCTTGAATGCAATAGTGTGCTGATAAATTTCTGAGTAATCATATACAAATTTATTCTTTTAAAATGGTATCAATAAGTTTTGCTAAACATATTTTGGCTTCGGTTTCACTTGCGAATCGACGAATAATAACTCCGTCATAATAAATCCGATACTCTGGAACAGAGTTAACGAATGCAAGTCTGATCATAGGTATTATTTTAGTCATTTTGTATTTTTTGAAGGGTAAAGTGCCAAGGCTAAAACAAAAAGAAAAGATAACGCCATGCCCCCGGCAATAATCTGAGCCACAATGGGATGTTTTACAATCATCCAGCCATAGACCAACCCGCTAAGGATGACGCATATGTACACGAAAATTATTTTTTTCATCTAAAATTTATTAATGTAACCTTGCTTTTGCATTTGATACAGATGGTAAGATACAATTCTATTCCATTTTTTCCAACGGCAAACTAAATTTTTCATTCGCTGTCAAGATAAATTGATTTAGCCTTGGCAAAGCCTTGGTTGTAGGCTTGTTGCTTTTCAAAATTTTCGATGTCTTTGGCTTTATTAAAGTATGGCGTCAAATCCACAGTTTCTTTGAAGGAACCTAATCGTTGACCAAAGCCGTTATCGTAAGTGATTTCTTCCTGTAACCACTCTACTGCCGAATCGTGTTTATTGCTCATCGTTCATCTCATTATAATTGTCCATTTCCCATTCCTCTTCCATCCTGTTGTAATCATCCACAGCATCTTGGTTTGTGTCCTCATCACTTGGTAGTTCAATGGGTGTTTCAGTTTTCAAAATGTCCTCAAATGTCAAAATGTGTTCGTATAAATCACTATCTATACAAACTTGAAGCATTTTCCTTACTTGTTCTTCTGTGTATAGCTTCATTGCTCACCTCCTCCGTAGGTTTCGTTGTAGTATTCTACTGCTCTTAAATAAGTTCCAATTTGCCCTCTGCAATCACCAAACATATGTGATTGCATTATTTGTTCCTTCTCCATTTCTTTGGCTTGGGCTCTTATTTCTAAATTCCTTTTAAGATATTCATCAAATGAGTATTCACCATTGTTGAACTTTTCAAATGAATTAAACAATTGTTCAAATTGCCACTCCACTGCCGTTTGTTGTTTATTATTTGTCATAGTTGTTTTTTAATTTCTTCTTGCCAAGCAGTGGGTAAATCTGTACATGAAATAACAATTTCATTACCTCGACAGTCTGAATCTGCTTCCGATTTGTCACCAAATAAAATAACTCTTCCATATGAATCTGAAAGCACGTGGTCGTTGGCTTTATCATAAATTACGTAGTCTGTTGTAAATAATCTCTTAATGCATTTTTCATCGTTTCTCTCTTTCCATTTTTTCATAAGTGTTTTTTGTTTGTTGTTTTTCATAGTTTTTCTATTTCTTGTTTTACTTTTTGCCAAAAATAGATTTCACCATTACTTAAAAGAAATGTTGAATTGCATAACAACTCATCGCACATAATTAATGCACATTGAATTCCTTCATTTCTTTGTTGCAATCCAACCACGGTGAATTTATCAACCAGTTCTTTTGCTTTCTCTTGTGGTGTCATCTTATTCAATGGTTAATTCGATTAATTCTAAAAATTGTTGTAAAGATACTTTGCCTGTTTTCACCCACTCGTAAATCAATTTACGTTTCTCGTATGGGAATTGCAAAGCGTTGATTTTGTCAACTTTGTCTTTCGGGGTCATTGCTTTGGTTTTATTGGGGTTTGAAAAACTAGTTCGTTGGTATTTTGTTTGGTATGGCGGTAAACACAAATCTGATTGTAATCTTCGCAATAGTGTACATCAAAGTAAATCTGATTGCCGTTTCCATCGGAAACATTTACTGTAGTCCACCAATCTGACTCCCCAGGAGTAACTCTAAGAATAACAAGATTGCCAGCATATGGAAATACAAGTTCATAGTCTTGAAAATACTTTTTCTTGGGCAGGGCCTCAGTGTATTGATTGAACTTTGATCTACGCATTCTGAAGAAGCCTTTGTGCTCTGGAAACTCATTATCAAACAACCTAGCAAACAAAGGAGCATAGTTGTTATTGATTTTAAATACGCCATCGCCTTTCTCGGCTGTCTTCCAACGAATGATTTCAAATATGCCGTTGGCACCATAGTGATCGAATCCCATTGCTTTTGTCTTTAAAGCAATTTCTTTGAACGCTTCATACAAATGAGGATTTGTTTTGTGGTACTCGATAAACTCCTTGTTATCGATTCCTTCGAATAAATTTAATTGTGACATAAGTTGTGTGCTTTGTATAGGTTTCGTTTGTTATATTTTATGATTCTGTTAGAAGTGGTGTCGTAGTGGTATCGAGTTTTACTGAGCATGTTTTCGTCAAAGATAGTTTCACGGATGGTCTCAGCCAATAATTCGTTTGACTCATCAATCTCTGATTGAGTGTATTCTACTCCGTAGTATTCTGCTTCGGTAGGTTCGCTGATAATCATCCCAGTATAAAATCCAGGAAGGGCGTGTTTATCAAAGAATTTATTGGCGTGGCACCATACAGCGACCAATTCTTTGGAGGCTATCTTTGATACGTGAGAGGCATTGATCATGATTCGGCGGTGACCATAAAGACCACCTTCGTAGCCATGACCTAGCATGATGATACGATCGTGCTCTTCAATTAAATCTATGAGTTCATCGTTGGTTACGTAGTGAGTTACTACGTTCCAATTTTTACCTTGGTAGATACGACTTAAAAAGTCAGTTGTGGCATCCTTAGGATGGATTACAAGTGTTTTCATTTTAGTGTGTAGTTGTTAGGATAGAGGTGAGTTCGTAATCAATTGTTGAGATAGGTTGTTCTAGTTGCCATTGGCTTAAGAGTTCGACGAGTTGTTGGAATTTGCTCTTGTCATACAAGATGTGTTCGGAAACATAGGCAAGGAAGATTCTACGTTCGTGTTCTCTCAAGTCCCGGAATGAAACATCATCCACAGGCATTTCAATTTTGATCTTTTTGATTTTAGGTGTCATAGTTTTTAAAGTAAACCCCCTCCGAAGAGGGGGTGTGGTGAATTAAGCGAGGGTATAAACTTTCTGAGCAGTATTCTGTTCGATCCAAGACATGATGGTTTCGTAGGCAACATTGTTGATGTTGTAGCCAGTACCTGTCATTAGATAATCTAACTTGCGGTCTTTGTCAACAGGAGCCGACATATGGTTGGTGTAACGAGTCACGGCATTGAACAATCCCCACAATGTATCACCTTCTAGGTCACGTTCGATGTTGTAGGCTTGAGCAAAGTCTTGCATCTGATTGATCTTACGGGTGCTGATGTCTTCACGATTGGTCTTCTTGACATCGATCTTGAACATGTTGTTGAGGACGGCCTGTACTACATTCTCGCTGGGAGCAATTTCAGACATACGTTTGAAGTTGTCAAACAACTGCTTGTCAGCATTGATTGTTTCTTGAAACTGCTTGATAGCATTTTCGATACGACCTTTGGCTGATTCGGTGTGTCTGAACTTGTCAGTTTCTTTGAATGCTCGGTGGAATGTATTGGAGCATACAACAACTGTATTGGTAGAACCAAAGCCAATTGAACTGCTACCATCGTGGGAGTTCAAACAGGTGACCCATCTTTTGATATTCGATTTGCCTACATACTCATCGGGAAGCGATGCTTGTAAGAATACTTTGCGACCTTGGTCTAGCATACCGCCTTTGGTAGTTTCGATGCCAATACCTTCGGTTGCTCTGACAATTGTGTCGGCAAGTTCCCAGTTTTGGAATGTACGATAGCGGTCTTTGACTGAGCCCAAACATGCTACAGGGGTTTCTTCGCCGGGGTTGTATCTAAAGATACCGAAGTGACCCGTAGATAAGTTAGATGGGTGAACAAATTCTTCCTTGCGGACTTCCCAATTGAGGTTGGTTCTTTCGAGTAAATTCATTGTTTTCTCGAAGTTTTCGATGGTTAAGTTTGGAGTGCTCATGTTTGTTGATTCGTTGTTGATAAAGTTGTTAGATGTCATAGTTTTTAGGTTTAGAGTGTGGGTTTTGTGTTGGTTAGAATGCAAATGAAATACTTCTTTTTTAAAATTACAAATAAAGTTTAATTATTTTTTAGGATGTAGGCTTTTTGTTTGCTGAGTCCGACGTAGTTTTCCCTTACGATTATTTCGGTTGTCTCTTTATTTATAAAGGACGTTGTGGTGTAGGGGTTGTAATACATTTCGGGGTTATGAGATTCCCAATCGTATTGATCTTTATCGATCTTGATATAAGAATCAGCCAAGATGTAGGCATGCACATTTTTCTGCTGAGATTTCAGAACTCTTTGACGGCCCGCTTCTGAGACCCAAGGTCGTACGTTCATCAGCAGAGCACAATGAATGTGCTCTAGAAGACGATAGTTTTGCTTTTTGTAGTCATAGGCCAGGACGCTAAAGCAATTTCGGTGCAGATTGCGATAGATTTTGTAAGGTTTCATAATTCGATTAAGTAGGGTTCGGGTACATATTGAATGGTATAACCACGCAATGCCTTTTTTAGGGCAAGGACATAGTCATCATGATCATAGAACACATCGACATCATGACGTTCTTGGTCAACCATTGGTTTCAATACGGCTTCGATTTGTTCGGCTGAGGCATCAGAGATGATAAGCAAGTCTTCTTCTTCATAAGAATTGACGCGGATTTGAAATATTTCTATGAGGTTCATGGGGTTATTGGTTTAGGAATCATTTTGTAATTTAAGAAATCTACCATACAATCGTATGCACTTTTCGTATCGATGTTAAATTGGCTGTCTTCGAATTCTTTGTACAATTCGGGTAGTACATCGTACTGCCAATCGTATGGTTGGTCATCAAAAGTCTTATCGAAATTTTTCAATAAGCAAGAGAATAAATACATGTCGTAGTCCATAGGTTATTTTTCTTGAGTTTTATATTTGTTGATTGCTTCGATTAATTCTTGTTTTTGGGTCTCAGATAGCATTGCTATGAATTCTTGATCCATTTCATCGATAGATTCCCAATAGCCTTCCTCGGCATATTCTATTACGCTATAGAAGAATTCAGTATCTTCTTCGCTAAAGCGATAGACATGGTAACTTACGCATTCATCCCGGGAAACAAGGCCATTGATACAATTGAACCACCCACCAAAATCCATACCACCTTCTTCGTAGGTAGATTCAATTTCGAACTCATAAACCTCAGACAATTTGCGAAAGAATTCAGAGACGGGTGACCATGCTGAATCTCCAGTTAATACACCATTGGTGTCGCTTAGTCTTTCCCAATCGGTATGAAACCATCGTGAGCCAAATACTTCGTAAGAAATACCTTCTTCCACAGGTCGCCCTAGTACTGTAAAGTACGTCTCCCACCAAAGGTGGTCTTGTTCTTTTCTAGCCTCTGCAAGGCGTTTTTCGAATAGGTCGAGCATCTTTTTACTGCCTTCAATTGATGCCCAATTATAACAATGATTTGCCATGTTTTATCGGTTTTTATATTCGTACATTTTTTTGATTCTACTACGTAACTTTGGGTGTTGACACAACTTCTCAAAAGAATGATGTTCATTGTCATACTCATACAATAAGATTGGCTTCAATGTTTTTACTGACCACATTGTTTCACCTTCGAACAATAATACGTCACCTGCAATGCTGACATTTATATAAAAATCATGATCACTTCGTCTATCGTCATACATATTGACTTTCATATGAGTGCCACATGATGATTTATCTTGAGTATAGTACCACTCGTCACGTTGAGTGAGACAAAACCCCATCGCATTGAATTCTTCCCATAAGTTGGCAAAGTGCTCATCGAAGATTGGTTCGACTGCTTTGAATACGGCTTCATTGTGTGCTTTGATTCTTGAAATCTCTTTTTGTTTGCGGTGAACTGAATCCATAATTTCGTCAACCCCCAATAGGGATTTGGTTTTGATGGTTTCAGATGTTTCGTTGTGGTGAATAAATTCTGAGATGATCTGATTAATTAAATTTTGTTGAGTTAAAGTCAAAGTTGTCATAGTGTTGGTTGGGTTTTAACAATGGTAAATTCGGTTTTGATTGGTGCAAGTTGTACATTGTAATGTAGTTCGTGAAAGTCTTCTTCAAACATGTTACCAATCCCTTTTAGGGACTGCATTTTATCATAGGAGGCAATCATTTCAAACGCTTCTTGCCGTTGGGCTTCAGATAAAAATGACGAGAAGTGAGCGAAGTGAGATAAGGCATCTCCGATGTTCTGATACCATTTGAAAGCGATTACTTGGGATTCCCAAGAGACTTGTGTTTTAGATAGATTTATCATATTTCTACGTGAGTTTCGGTGATGTTACATTGTTCCAATTCTTCGATGCAGATGTCTTCGATCGCCATAGAATCAAAGATTTTACCCGCTTCTTCTTTGCTGTTGGCTTCGACTTCAAAGGTGGTGCAGTAGGTTCGCCACATTGTAATTACGTAAGTTTCTTTCGTCATGTTTTTATATTTTAACTATCTCTAAGTGTATGGTACCTTTTCACTACGTTCAAAGGATACCATACACGAGAGTTAGTAAAGGTGAGATGGTTTTAGATGATTTTGTGGTCACTATTGAATTCCACGCTGTAATAAAACTCTAGCATGTATCGTAAATCATCTAGAATTTCAAGAACTTCTGTCAATTCATAAGTGATATCGGTAGTTGTTGGTTCGTCAATTTCTGGCCGATTCATTAATTCATAGATTTTTATCAGTTTATCCTTCATTTTTCCAGTTTTTAGGTTCGTCATCGTTTAAGTCACAAGCCACTTCTATGTTAGAAACATAGTTCCAACCTGTGGCACCGAGGTCGTCTTGTAATTCAAAGATGCCATCCAATCGTTTATCTTTGATAAATTTCACAAGATTTTCGATGTCTTTGGCGATAAATCTGAGGCGTTGGGCTTCAGATACATCTTTTGAAAAGATATTATCGTAAATCTTTTGAACTAAATCCATGTCTTTGGCATGAGCAAAAACATTGACTACATTATTGCTGAAGTTATGGTCATAAGTCATGCTTTCCATACCAACAATTCTACGAATAAATTCATTGCAGACGTCTGAATTCTTGAATTGAAACTCTTGTCTAAAGCAAGGCAAGAACGCGGTATTGTAATCGGGCAAATCGACGTCTAATGTATCGTGAGGATATTTGTCAACATCCGAAGGAACTGTGATTGTAACAGGCAATTTCATTAGATTTTTAAGAGTGACAACGTCATAGAGTAGATGGCCATCGGATGGTACATCAACTAGGGCATCTTCGTACAATTTCAAGGCTTTGCGGATAATTTTTGTTTCGGTTTCGGGTAAATAGATTTTTCTCATATTTTTAGTAGTTAGGGGTTAAAATTATAGATTCGCCATCTTGGGGTTCGGCAAACCAACCAAATTCTTCGACGTATTCTTGAAATTCTTTTAGAATTCCAAACTCGTACTTGTGTTCTTCCCAAATTTCCGGGAATAAATTCACGACAGGTAATCTTGAATCGGGAAAGGTTTCGTAGATGTAGATGGCACCTTTGGTACCATCCACAACTTCGCTAATTTTACAATCTAGGCTTGGGTAGTCTCCTATTAGGAGATTCACCATTTGGTTTTGAGTCATCTTTTTCATGGGGTAAATTTATTTGAATTTCACAACAAATCCCGAGTCGTCTTTTCTTGCTTTACCTTTGGCTTTTAGCCCAAGGATAGCGGGGCCTTGAATATCAAGCATTAGGTCGTCTCTGAGGTCGCCGTCATAGACTTTTACACCTTGCCATGTAGTTGGTAGGTCATTGTCAAAGACAACTGCTACGACGCCGTCATTTTGAAGGTGGGTAATGACTTCGTCATGGTTGTCTTCGGCTCGTGACAAAGTCACTACGTATTTGTGGCCAGAGTGAAAAACTTTTGTACCCGCTTTGCTAGGAATCTTTGTGTAATCGTAGAAAACTACGTTTTGGGGTATCAGACTACCATAACTAGCAATTAATTGCTCAACAAGTTTAGCATCGGAGGTGCCATTTAATCGGATAGCAAGAGGCAAACCTTGAAGTTCAAGGTTACGACCTTTTTGAATAATCTCTGATTTAACTTGATCAAGAAAGGTAAACCTATCTTGTAGATAGTAGTGGGTTCGGTTGAGTCTTGCTGATTGGACGTTTGGCATTTTGCCACGTCCTGCGGTATTGAGGCAAGATGAGGCACATCCTTTGGATGCCATAGGGCAAAGATTTACACCTAAAGCATTGCTTTTCTCGGGTGCCAGGTACAAAATCATCGTATCACGAAGATTTTTTGCAGTTTTTGAGTTAGAGTTGCCATCGGACAAGAGATTTTTGGGGATGTTGTAAGTGACTTTCATAGATTTATTTTGTTTTTTCGAGGTTAAAATTTCCAACTTTTTTGCCGTTAAACTCCAGTATTGTAATGGTATTTACCATTCGATATTCACGTTTGTCAAGGTCAAAGACCACACGATAACCCATATCTTTGGGCTTAAATTTCATCCCAACCCCTTTTAGGGTTTGGATATCGCCATTTTTATCTTTGAATTTCTTGACTCCCGCTAAACCTCTTAGGTATCTTTGGGTGCCATCTTGCTTTACGAAACGGCAAGAGAAGAATTTTTTTGAATCAATATGATTCAGAACGTCGGTTTTTGTCAGTTGTTTGCTCATGTTAGATGTTTTCTAGGAAAAATTGTTTGGTTTCTGATGGTAAATCAGAACAAGAAATGTGTTCAGCCAATCCGCTTGATTTATGGTCCCCATAAAATCCGAAGCAAGCATCAATTTCTTCGCCATCTTTGGTGATTCTGAAGCCATAGCAATTACCTGTTAGGTAATGGTCAAGCATTTCCACTTCGTTTCGCAAGATTATTAGGGTTTTACCCTCATGACATTCGTTGGTTACTATAAAACCAATCTGCCCGCTGTCCCAAGGGTCATTGAATGGGTTGGTGCTAATGGTAATACCACTATGATCGTACATAAAGACGGGAAGGATGAACTTGTACTTTGGGTAAAGGAAGTCAAAGACTTCATCCCACGATAAAAAACTATCAAAATCGAGGTCAATTTCATTGGGCAAATCGTATTTACGATGTTTTAGAACCATTTGGCCGACATTATCGAAGGCAGTGATTGGTGATTCAGCCATATCATCAATGATGATATCAAGTTGGTAATTTCCGTGGGTTAAACTTTTGTCTGTCATAGATTTTATTTGTCGCTGTATTCGATGAGTGGTTGAATTTTAGGGATGTCCAAGGTACCTTTGGTACGATTGATTTCGATGTCGTTTAGCATAGTGATAACTTCGTTAGCATAAGTTATGTAGAAGTTGGGGTGGAACATACTGAACTTGCCATTGGCTTCATCCTGTGCATTTTTTTCTATGATCGCTGGGATTTGCTCTCTGAGTTCGTTCATGTCGGCTTCGATTCTTTGAATCAGATAGAAAGCATAGAAAGGGTGCATTTTTTGAATTGCTTGACAAATGATGTCGGTTTGGGTTTTTTTCTTGGTTTGTGCCATATTTTTGGGGTTAGTTTTTGGGGTTTATAACTCTCTCTAATTAGTGTACTCTTTCACTACGTTCAAGAGATACACTAATAAGAGTGAGTAATAGGGAGGTTGGTTTTTGGGGTGTCAGACTACGAAATTTGTTGTGAATGAACGAGCATCTTTGATACATAATAGTCAGAACTAATCTCAGGGTAAGCACCCGATTCTAATTCTCTCTTAATAAGAGAGATTTTGTGTTGTTCGGCTAGTTCTTCGGTAGCAAACGCCAGGTGTATTTCATGACGATAGTCATCAAACGGCAATACTTGGCAAACGAGGTAAACATAGTTTAATTGCATGATTTTTTCTTGATTAATAAGGGGATTCAACAACATCGATTAACTGACCATTCCATTGGGTACCATTAAGGTACCACAAGCCTCTACTTTGTCTGATAGATACCCTTGGTATGGCATTGAGACGTTCTTTGGTGGTATTGCTGAACCATCCAGCATTTGTAATGCTAAGTGTACGATCGGGATCGTTGTACAGGTAAGCAATTTCATTGCCAAACAACTTGAGAATGGTGACGTTAGGTAGTATTACTACCTCGGTGTTGTCTTGTTTGAATGGTTTTGCATTTAAAAATGCATTGATGGATTTTTCTGTGATTTTTTTCATGATTTTCTTGATTATGTAAGGGTTTGGGGCCTCAGATTACTTAAAGTAATCACTTTTAGGGATTTCAAGCATCCAATAAATGCCAAAGGCAATAAGGGATAGTAACAAAACGGCAACTGAGAATTCTAAGAGAATTTGCATGGGTTTTTTCTTTGATTAATTTGGTGAAAATGGAGGTTATTTAACCTCCATAAGTGCTTTTTTACGTTTGCCACAATCAACATCAGAAGTATGGCCAAAGGCCAACTTATGGTCAACTTTGTTGGTTTGTGAGAAGATTTGATCCCAAAGGGATTTTGTAGGTGTAGCCTTTGGCTTGATGTCCTTAGAAACAACCACTTTAGTGTTTGTTTTCTTGTCTCGAACAATCACTTTCTCATCGACAACCTTTGGTTTGGCAACAGCCTTTGGCTGAACAACCTTCGGTTGAGTAGAAGCCTTGATTTCAGCAACTTCTTTAGAAGTTTGGGTAACTAACTCTGTTAGTTTGGCAACTTGGGTGGCAAGAAGGCAAACCGACTCAGTTAACTTCGTTAATTTGTCATCGGAAACCTTTGGTTTAGAAACCGTAGGTTTAGAAGCCTTTGGCTTTGAAGGAGCAACCTTTGGTTGGGATTGAGAAACCTTTGGTTTGGAAGCCTTTGGCTTACGTGCTGAAGCCTTTGGCTTTGGGGCCTCAGAAACTCCTTGACAAGAAGCCAACAAATCTACGATTTGCTCTTTAAAAGTCTTAGTCTCTCTACTAGAGAGAGGAGAAGAATCCACCAAGAACAAAATGTTCTTAGCATAAAGTTCAATGAACTTTAAGTACAAAGGCTGACCATAGAAATGCTTCCAACCTTTGGTTGTAAATGCATCCACCATAGATACAAAGTATCTCTGTCTGTCATTCAAATGGCTAATAAGCCATTGTTTCGCTTTAGCCTCAGATTTGAAGCCTTTAAGGGTTTCCATAAATTGAGTTTCACTCAATGGAGTCGCTACGTGGTTGAACTTTTCTTTCATCTCGGAGTAAGTTGGTTTGGTTTGTGTTGTCATAATTAGTCTATTTGTTTTTATGTACGTCTCTTCACTATGTTCAGAGACTACTAAAAACAAATTGACTAAATGGTTTTGAGGCCGTTTCCTTTCGTTCTTTTACGCGTTTCCATATGAACCCTAAGGTCACGTCGAAATCGCGCAGGAGAATCGCTAAGAATCGGTTTTGGACCGAAGTTTGTAACTATGTTACTGACCACGAAAACTTTGTGTTGATTAAAATAAGATTTTAATCGTTTCGACTTTTTGAAAATTGAGGTCGAAATTGAGTGGTTTGAGAGTGTTTGATTTCATCAAGTGAACGAACATCAATTCGCTGAAACCCAATGGTAGCCTACATCTTCGATGTGTTTCCTATTGGACAAATGACCCATCCGACACAAACATTTGTTTGTTACAGCCAAAACCTCCTG